CTACGGGGAAATTCCGGGACCCAAAGTCCCGTAAGAAGTCCCGGAATTGTTCTTGCCCCGTTCCCGGTCTACGATCCCGCCGCCATGCCCGACTCCCTGCTTCTCACCACCACCATCGCCGACCTCGCCCGGGAGGGTTTTACCCACCTGGAACTCCGCTGCAGGTGCAAGGTCGTTCACTTCCCCTTCCAGATGATCAAGGGCGATCATAGGCGGCTGACGATCGAGAAGCTGGCGCCCCGCTTTCGGTGTCGGGATTGCCAGCACATTGCGGATCGGGAATCGATCCGGCCATGGCACCAGTACATGGACCATGAGACCGGGTTTGGCGGGGCCCATCGGCATTGACCGGCGCCGCCGGCGGCCTCGCCGGCACGGCCACGAAGCCATCGCCTACCTGCTCGACATGGTAGCGATGACGGCACGGGAGGCGGGCGGAACCGGGCGGACCGATGACCGTTGAATCGCCCATGGCGTACAGCGTGCGGATCCCGAAGCCCATCACCCCGATAGACCATCAGCCCATCCGGACACTCGCCGAGACACGGGCCTACATGCTGGCCCTGCCGTCGGAGGTCGCATCGCAAAGCGCCTGGCAGGCGGCCGCGGGCCGCCTGATGGAGGCGGTGGAGACGGGCGATCCGGTCAAGGTCGCTGCGTTCGCACGCCAGCTCGAGCAAGCGCTGTTCGTGAGCTACCGGCTGGAGATGTCGGCCGCCGCCGGCGCGACGTCGAACACCCGGCGCAATTCCTCAAGGTCGGCCTCGTCGACCCGGGCGCCGACAAAATCGCCGTAGGCCAGTTCCCATTGGTCGGCGAGCCGCCGCGCCAGGTCGGCGCCGTCCATGCGGCACAGCTGGGCAAGCGTCATGGCGATGCCGGCGAGGAAGTCGGGGGTGGGGGTGTCGCCCATTGCGAGAGTATAGCACCGCCGACTAAAAATTCGAGGCGGCATTGGTGCTTCGACAGCGTGCCGTTGCTTTCCCCGGAATTCACCAGATAGTCACAACATTTAGCTGATGATTCAGTTTCACACGCTATTGCTTGACGAAATAAGAGAATACTCGCAGGTTTAAAGCTGACACGGACGAAAAAGGCCGCCAGACCTTCCCCCGGTCTAGCGGCCCCTATCTTCCGATCCCGCGCAAACCCAGGCTGGGCTGCGGGACAGGGTAGTGTGCAGGCGCAGTAAACCTTCGCCAGCCCCAACGGTCAAGCCCGGCTCAATACGAGGAGCCAGCAATGGCGAAGAACGCGAATACCAAGCGTACTATTTACCGCAACTCGGAAACGGGACGCATCATTCCGAAGGAATATGCGGACCGTCATCCGCGTACGACGGAAAAGGAGCGGGTGACCGTTCCGCCGCCGAAGAAGAAGTGACCTGAAACGAAAACCCCGCCGGCGGGCTAAACACCGGCGGGGCCACGGAAAGCCATGAGGAGGTTCAATTCTCGCGGCTTTCATCCTGGTCTCGGATTGCGCACTGAGTAGCCCGCGAGCGAGCGGACATGCCGCCGTGTCAGGCCTCGCCCTGAGTTGGCGTCATAGGCGAGCACCCGCCCGGGCCCGACGACGTCCTCGATGACAAACACGTGGCCGCGGCGGACAGCGACCATGCCGGGCGCCGGCACCGCCGGCGGGAAGCGGAACCAGTTGGCGGCGAGCCACAGTGCCCGCACGGGCGCCCCGAACACACGCACGGCCGCGCCGCAGCCGCAGAACAGTCGGCGCGGACAGCCGGGCGGATGAGGCAGGATTTCCGCCGCTACGCGCTCGCCCCGCGGCGCCTGAGAGGCCCGCGCCAGGCGCACGGCCTCATGAGCCTGGCCGCCGGCACGCTCACCGGCGGGCTCGGCAGCCCCGAGGACGAGCCTCCCGTCATTGTCCGTCTGCCCAGCCACCCCGCCAGCGCCAGCGTGAACAGCGGGCCCACCAGTGCCACCATGCCGGCGAGCTTCGCGGCCCTGGCGAAAATGCCGGCGGTCGCGCTGGACCGCCCTCCCCTCGGGTTTCTTCGGGCATGCCTTGAAGCCGAAGCGCTCGGAGTCGACGACACCGAAAGTGCCGGACGCCATGACGGCGCCGCAGGGTTCGGCCGCGACCGGCGGAGCGGTGAGTGTCAAGGCGAACATCGCGAGCGCGAAGGAGATCGCGCCCGCGCCGGGGTGGCGCAGGTTCATAGACAGGAATCCTTGGCTAGATCAGTAGGAGATGATCGAACACACCCGAGGTTGGGGTGTGCGGGGGTCAGAGCCCCAAATCCGAAGCGTACTTTTTGGCCCACGGCTTACGGAAGCGCAAAGTCGCACTGCCCGCTCCAACACACCGGCCCCCAAGCTGGATTTGAATGCTGGATAGAATTTTGCCAGCAGGCATCATGATCTTGTTCGACCGCATCGTCACGAGCTTCTGGCCAGACGAAAGGGCGGCCTTCCCTGAGGAGGTGCGGAAGAAATAACCCTGCAAGAAGGTGGTGTCGGTAAAGTTGAAATTGAGCTGGGCGTAGAGGTCGGCCAAATTCGTGTGGCCGGCATCTACATCGATCTGACAGCCAACACGGAAGATATCGCCCGACACTATTCCCGATGACGGGAGCGCCTGGACGAGGCGGACCCCGCCAAGCGTCCCAGCCGTGTTGTTGGCGGTAAGCGCCGCGACAATTTCCTTGCTCCCATCGCCGCGCGTATTGACTGAGAAGACGGACGAGCAGTTGGCGTTGTCACGACCGCTGGTAAAGGAAGCGGGGAGCGGCCCCGTGTTTCCGGTGCCGTTTGTGCCGCCAGTACCCGTTGCGAAGTCTGCGTTCGAAACCAGACTTCCGACAAGGTCTGGATCGGTCCCGGCCACAACAAGCGAGCCAAGAAGGGTCAGAAGTTCTGCGCCTGCCGCTTCGCAGCCTGGGTTGTCGAGATGGGTCCCATCATACGAGAACCCGGAGTTAAATGCGATTGGGTTGGTCGTTGCGAGGGCGAGCTGGGCCAGATCGAAGAGGATTGCCTCCGGATGGGCCGTACAATAGTCCCGGATCAAGTCGTTGAGGCCGCCCGTGCCATGAAAGGCGTTACACTGATCGCTCGTAAAGCCCGTGGACCCTGGGTCGGTGTGAAGCACCGGGACCACTCCCCGCGCGATTGCTGCGTCTGCCATGGTCGCAAGGTTGGCAAAGGTGGTTGCCGTGTCAATTGCAGCAGCCGGATCGTTGATGCCACCCAAGATGACCAAGAACGCTGGCCGCGACGCCAGCGCCTCACTCAGGCGGGTTAGCATCTGTGTCGTCGTGTCGCCGGAGACACCCCAGTTACCCGTGAAGAAGAACTGCTGCTTAGAAAGGGCCAGAAGCCAGTTTAAGTGGCACTGCGAGGCGCTCTGGATGCGGGCGGCGTCGAAGTTGATAATCGAAAACCGGCTGTCACCGAGCGGAGCGATGGCGTTCTCCGCAATCGGCGGCGGCACCCCCACGCCCTTGGTGAGGGTGGCAATCCCCATCGGGGAATTGAGTGGAAACATCACACCCTCCCTTGATAGCCCTTGAAGCGCGGGGTGAAGGTAGTGGAGTTGGCCGACGGCGTCGCATCGCTCAAGGTCTGCAGTTGCCACCACAAGCGCTTGCCGCCCGTCTCAGGATTGCAGATCAGCACCGTGGGGCCATCCGGAATCAGGACGCCTTTGGCGCCATCACTGAATGCCGTCATCGTGCCGGAGAACGATCCAACCCATCCGGCACGCTTTTGGGACCATGCGGCGTTGTCGCCCGCGCCGACGCCGGTACTAGCGGTCGGGTCGCTGTTGAACACATGCACGCGGACGGTCTTGCCGCCAAAGCCGGTATCCGTCGTGTCGAGCAAGACCTGCGTGACATTGACCGGGTCGTCATTGGTGTCACTCACCGTCACCGGCAGCGCCGTCACTGATCCCGCTGTCGCGTTGTCCGACACGGAATCATTGGCGCTGTACGGCGTCGTGTTTGTCGGCCGGGTCAGTGTCGTCCCGGCGATGTTAAAATGCCGGGTATTGATTTTGCCGATTTCGGCGGGGACATCCGGCGCCGTGATGAACGACAGCTTGTCGCCTGGATTGCAGGTGATGGCGCGCGGACCGCCGGGATCAACTCTCAGTCCATTCGACGTTGCCGTCGGGTCGGCTCCCCATGCGACATAGACCGGCCCGCCGAGCGCCGTGACGACGGCATAGTATCGGCGAGAGTCCGGGCCCGTCGGGACGACGGGACGGCTTTCGGCCGCTGTCGCCACGCCAGTGACGGCGAGCCCACGCACCGGCGTTGCCGGCTGTCCATCGTTGAGGCCTTCGTTGAAATTCCCGTACAACGGAAACACGAATTCGACGTCGACTGTCGTCGCCATGGTGAGTGATCCTGATGAGGGTGGAGAAAGGTGATGAGGGTCACGCGCCCGCGCCGAGGTGGCGCAGGGTCATGAGGATGGGTTCCCGTGCTGGTGGAGGATGGCTGCCAGTCAGTGCGGCATGCTATCGAGCTTGTTTTCGAGCCGCGCGAAGCGGGTATCGATCTTCTTGTCCATGGTGTCGATCACGTGGCCGAAGCGATCGATGGCTTCGAGAACGGCTTCATTCCGGGCGTCGTTGCGAGCGACGGCGACATCGAGGGTGTGGAGCTTGGCGACGACGTTGTCGCGTATCCAGAATTCGACCTGTTCCACCTTTTCATTGGACGCTCTGATCGTCTCGCCGACCTCGCGGCGGACCCTGTCATCCTCCCCCTTGAATTCCTCGCGAAGTTCGTCCTTCACCGCCTCGAACCTCCCTCGCAACATCCAGATGGTGCCCCCGACGGAGAACCCGATGGTGATGAGAATGCCGATCGCCGTCAGGGCCGGCCCCGCCCAGGTCGCCCCACCCATTTACTCCACCTCAACCAGTTCGGTGATCTGATCGCTCGCCATCGTGAAGTCCCCTTATGGCTTCGTGGTGGAAGTGGTCGGCCGATCGGTTGCGCCCGATCGGCCGGCCCGCTGTTGTTGTTGGAAGGCGCTACGATCCCGGCTTGTCGTCCGACGGCGCCCCGAAGAAGAACACGAACGGCCGCCACAGCGCCTGCGCCTTGTTCGCCGGCCATTTTGCCGCCAGCAGACTCCAGAAGCCGAAGGCGCCTGGCCCGTCCATGTCATCGGGCAGCCGACCGGCGGAACGTGGCCGGAGCTGATAGCTCATGACCTCGCCGTCATTGTCGATCCAGTCGCGCCGCCAGATGAATTCCGCCCGCATCAGGCCGAAGAACCAAGGCACGATGCGGCGATCGTTCGTGCGATACCATTTCGACCAGTGGGCCATTGGCATCACCTAGGCTTGATGTTGAGCGGTTGGCCTGCCGGCGCCGCCGCGCCCTTGCAGGCCTTGACGACGTCCCGTTGCTTGATGGCGACCACGCCCATTTCCCGCAGGGGATGACCGGCCGGGAGCTTGCGCAGTTCCGCCGCCGCCGCCTGTTGCTTGGCCGCCGGCCATGCCACCACGGGCGGGCAGACGACCGCCGTCGGCTGCGGCGGCAGCTCGCACGTGATCGAGGCTATGATGAAGGCGAAGCCCGTGCAGGTGATCGAAGCCACGTCACCCCTCCCCGCGGTCGAGGCGTGCGATCACGTCATCCTCGCCGAGGGGTTTGGCGGCCTCCTCGGCGATCTGCTCGGCGGCCCGCCGGCCGGCGATAGCCTGGTCGCGCTCCGCCGTCACCTGTCCGAGCTCACGCTGCGCCTGCGACGCCTGCCAGGAATTCCAGGCATCGAGAAGAAGCTTGCCGAGGAAGCCGAGCAGCAGCCCGGCCCCCTCTTTGCCCAGCCATGCCAGGACCGCGCTCATGTCAGGTGGCCGGCTGCGACGGCGTCGTCGGATTGGCGACGTCCAGGGCGACGGCCTGCGCTTGCGCGACGCTCGGCACCTTGGGGATGTAGTCGACGATCATCTCGGCGACGCGCGCCGGCGTCAGGCCGAAGTACTTGTAGATTTGCGGGATCGCGAGCAGCGCCGCATTGGCCGCTGCCGCGAGGCCTTCGCTCGCGACGTCGATCTTGACGCCCTGCAGCTTGACGTCGCCCTGCGCGACCAGCGAGGCCGCTTGCCGCTGGAGGAACGTGGTCAAGCCGTCGCGGTAGCTGTCCTCGATGCTGATCCCGAGCTTGGACTGGATTGTGTACCAGAGCCAGCCGACGGCAATCGAGATCACCCCGCCGATCACGGCGTTGATGGTCTCGCCGAAGGCGGACGAGATCGCGCCGCCGATATCGATCGAGAAAGCGAAGGCGGGATTGACGAGAAGCAGGCACGCAAAGCCGAGCGCCATCGCGCCGGCGAGAAACCGGAACTTCATGGTTCACCTATCGGTTATTGAGAGGGAGTTTGCCCGGTCACCCGCCGGGCGCGGGCATTACCAGCCGTTGACCCATCCCACCCACAGCAGGATGGTGATGGCACATGCGGCCGCGAGCAGTCCGATGCCCTGCGTCGGGGCACTCGGGGCACTCGACATCATGTTGGCGAAAAAGACTGCGGCGGCAAGCAGCAACGTCCCGATGGTGGAGAGCATCGCGAGGATGAGCAGCAGCATGATCACGCCTCCCGTACCGTGTTGCCCTTGGCATCGACCAGCGGCAGCCGATCGAATCCGATCTGGTCCTCCCGCGGCAGCGGATAGTCCCGCGGCCACCAGAAGCCCTTGTTGAAGGCCGAGACCGCATAGGGAGCGACATTGACCATGTCGTTCTGGTTGCCGCCGCAGCAGGCGAGCCGGCCATCCTTGGTGCGGCCGGCGACGAACGTCACGTGGCCGCCGCCATTGCGGGTCTTGACCGCGACGGCGCCGAGCGCCGGCGCCGCGAGCCGCACGCCCCAGCCCTCGGCGTAGGACAGCGCCCACAGCGGCGACTTCGACGGCTTCAAGCCTGCCTTGGCGATGCAGTACGACACCCAGCCCGCACACCAGGGCGTCGCGTCGACCTGGTAGTCGTCGGCGACGGTCTGGATCATGTCGACCAGCTCGGCATTATTGGCCGATCCGGCTGCCTCCCTGAGACCCACATGGGAAAGCGAGACCGACAGCCACAGCGCCGGCTGATCGGCGACTTCGGCAGCCGGTCCGGTGGCGACCGTCAGGGCGGCCTCGAGCTCCCGCGCGGTCGAAAAGCCGACGACGCCGTCGGCGACAAGCCGATGCCGGCGCTGAAAATCCTCGACGGCTGTATCCGTCGATGGGCCGAAATAGCCGGTCCCCGACAATGGATAGCCGAGGCTGCGAAGCGCAAGCTGCAGCGCGCGCACGGTTTCGCCGGACGCGCCCTGTCGCAAAGACGCGCCCGCCAGGAGGGCGGAGAGGATCATGGGATCACCTATGTGCTCTTGGCCAGCCGAAATTCCGACGCTAAACTGACATCAGGCGGGCTGGGGGGTTCGGGAATGGCGTACTTGAGGATGAGTGCCGATCCGATCGCGATCGACGTTCCTAGAACTGACCAGAAATCCAGCGCAAACTATCGAGCCGACATTGACGGCCTACGCGCCATCGCAGTTCTAGCCGTTATACTATTCCATTATCTCCCGAGCGCGCTTACCGGCGGTTTTGTCGGGGTGGATGTCTTCTTCGTTATTTCCGGGTATTTGATAACGGCCATTCTGGCTGCTGATCTGGAAACCGGACGCTTTTCGCTGCTTGGCTTTTACGATCGTCGCGTGCGGCGCATTTTTCCAGCACTGCTCACCGCTTTGCCAGTTTGGCTAGCTGCCGGATATCTCATCTTGCCTCCTGGTGATTATGTGGAATTAGGCCGGAGCGCTGCCGCCGCCGCTGTCTCGCTAGCCAACGTCTACTTCCTCCATCATACCGGATATTTCGATCAAAGCGCCGATCTCCTGCCGCTGCTGCACACATGGTCGCTGGCGGTAGAGGAGCAGTTCTATCTGACCTGGCCGCTGCTGCTCGCCGGAATCGTCCGCCTATCGCGCAATTCGAGGCGGATCGCCATGGTTTTTGTTCTCTCCGTTGTGCTCTTCAGCTTCGCGTTCGCCGTGCGCGGCGTGGCCGTCGATCCCAAGGCCGCGTTCTTCCTGCCACACACGCGCGCATGGGAACTGGCGCTGGGTGGCCTGCTCGTCTATTTGCCTCCGCTGCCAGCGAAACGCGCGGCGACGGAAGCGGCCCGGACCGCTGGATTGGCGCTGACCATTCTTGGCGCTGTCATTCTGACCGAGGCAAGCCGGCTCCCTGGTCTCAGCGCGCTCCTGCCATGCGCCGGAACAGCTCTCCTGTTATGGCCATCCAAATCAACATCCACGATCAGCAACGCCTTAGGGACACTTCCGCTGCGCGCGATCGGGGCGATCTCCTACTCCCTATATCTCTGGCATTGGCCCGTTCTGGTATTCTTCCGATTCTATGCCAATGGCGATCGACCGTCCCTCCCGGAAGCAATGGCGCTTTTCCTCGTCTCGATCGTGATCGCCGCTGTGTGCTACGCCCTGATCGAGCAGCCCTTCCGGCAGCGGATAGTGCAGCCACGTTTTACCGTGCTGACCGGCGCAACGATGGCTGTCGCCATCAGCGCGTGCGGCCTGCTCGTCTCCAACAACGACGGTTTTCCAGCGCGGATCTCGCCACAGGCGGAGGCTCTCAGCGGTTTAGAACGCATGTGGTATTGGGAATGTCAGCGCGTTCCCAAGCTCGAAGGACTCGCCGAGGGCTACTGCAATTTTGGCCTCACATGGGCCTCCGCACACACGAAGGCGTTTCTTTGGGGTGACAGCCATGCCGAACACATGGCACCGCTCATCGAGGCCGCCACCGCGGACCTGCCGATTGCTTTCCTGCTCTATACGAAATGTCCAGCATCGCTCGGCGGCCACGTCAGACGAGTATGGGACGAGCAGCCTCGATATGTTTCCGAATGCGCCGACCGGCGGCGGCGTGCCATCGCGCTACTGCGCAGCGATCCTGAGATCAAGCTTGTCATCTTCTCCGCATCTTGGGGCACACTATCCAGGCAGGTCTCACAGGACGGCGAACTGGCTGGTGACCCCAGCGGCCCGGAGCTTGTGAGGAGTGGACTTGATGAACTCATCGATCAAACCGCGATGCCAGGCCGACGATTCATTATCATCGCGGACGTTCCCCGCCTGCCTCGCGATCCGATCCCATGTGCCTTGGCGGCGGAGGCGGGCCTGGTCCGGCGCCAATGTTCAGAGCAGGGCGTTTCCACAGCTGATTTTTGGGCGTTCCATGGCGACGTATATCGCGAACTCGACAGCATCGCGGCCCGTAAGGACGTATCGATTGTGTTTCCCGGAAAGTCGCTCTGTTCCGGCGCGCGGTGTCAACTCTATCTCGACGGGGAATTCTTGTACCGCGATAACGGCCACATACGACGCAATTTGGCGGAACGGACCAAACGCGATCTCTCCGATCTGATCGGGCTGACCACCATATTAAGAGGCGCCAGCGAATTCCCAGCGACCCGTTAGCTCACCAATCGGCTGGCAGTTTCTGGTAGAGCAATGTGCCATACCCGCCAAGCGTTGGCTCCGAAGCGCTTCCGGATACACTTCCGCCACACGCCTTGATGCCACCGAACACAGACCTCGCGAACGGCACCATAATCGCGCCAGTAAACCGCAATTGATGAGTATCGCTGATCTCGTCAAGCGTATTAACCGCTGCGTCTGGGCGCGCCATACCCAACCACGAAATATCATGAGACGAAACCCCGCGGACAAATCCGTTCGTAAAATCTTCCGGAAAGTTTGTGCTGACCAAAGTCTCCGCCGCCGAGCCGCTAGGGATCGATATGCCGATTGATGAGAGGGCGAGAGTGGATAGCCTAGCGATGCGTGCGAAATACGCTTCGCGCGGATCTCCGACCGGATCATCGACCAAGCTCGGATCGCAATAATACATGTAGCAGTAGGGGTGCGATGGTGATGAAGTGATAGTTGTCCCGGCTGTAAGTTCTAGCGCGTTTGCTATGTCCAGCTTGCGATGAAAGTATGGCCCATTACTATTGATCCATGTAAACCACATGTTGAGCGCATACCACGTCTTTCCCTCGGGGACGACCCATGTCGGATCGGAACCGCCGACGAACGTGTATGCTTCCGGACTGAGAAGCTTGTACATTCGCCGCCAATAAGCCAATTCACTTGCCCCAAAGACGCGATAATTCACTTCGCGCCAAATGCCATCTCCGATCGAAACAAATTGCATCACTTCATTGGGGGCCATCTGTCGGTCAAGACCGTTCGACAGCATCAACTTGCTGGAATTGTAGAGCGTCGGTGAGTCGGGGAAGATGAGCGTTATCGGCGGCCCGGCAGGATTTGGCGCAATTGCGCGGACGTCCTCCGAACCGTCGACCATAAATGTGTCCCCGAACATCGTATTGATCGGCAGTTCGCTTTGCGCTTCGACGCGCCCCGCGAAGACGTGCGGCGTCTGCGGCGGCAGGAACGGAGGAAGAGACGAAGAGGCGCGCTGGCGTTCCATGGTGCTGTCCAGATCGGTACGCAGCATCAGTCACCCGGAAAGTACGGGCGGCCTATTGCTGCTGGTTATGTGGAAAGGAGTTGCCGCTTCAGCCGGCGCGGCGCCGTCCGCTCAACAGATCGACGTCATGCGATCAAGCATCCCCGCCGTGAGCGATGACGTTGAACGTCTCGGCGTTGTGGGTGGACGCCTTGAGTGACCAGCCATTGGCGAGCCACAACCCGCCGAAGAAGTCGCGTTCTGCCGAAAAGACTTCGACGGTCGAACTGGGCGTCACGGCGGAAACTGGGACTTCTTTGACCAGTCTCGTGTTCGTCCCGTCGTACACGAACAATCGCACCATTCCGGCCGTCGTGGTGCCGGCGGCGACGACGCGCACCTTGTCGATGCGGCTGCCGGACGTCCCGCCAGCGGCGACCGTGACGGTGCTGCCGCTGCCATCCCGGGCAGTGTTCGCCGCCGTGAGCTGCGCCTGCCAAGTTTTCGGAGTCGTGAATGTCGCTTGCGTAGCCATGACTGTGCGCCCTCAGTAGTAGCCGGTTGCGAAGTTGACGATGTTGGTGGCGTTGCCGGAAGCGAGATTGGCGATCTGCTCCTGCACATAAGCCTCGGTCGCGATCGGTTTGCCGCCTGCGGTCGAGCCGTCATGCAAGATCGGACGCCAGTTGGTCACGTCGATGATGATCTCGCGAGCGGCAAGTGTCGCCACCGCATTTTCAGCCGCTGTCAACCACGCGCGCTGTAGTCTCGAATATGCGCTCATGCTGCATGCCCCAGGTCGAAGAGTTCTGTTATCGTGTCAGTTGCGTGCCCGAGATCCCCGAGCGCCGTTGCTCCGCCGATGTAAGTCGGCCCGGCCCAGTCAGCAGTTGCACTTGATGCCTTCACCCACAGCCGGTATGGCGAAACATCGGTCTGCAGAAAGGCGTAGTCCCGCGCTTCGCTGTCGTAGACCGCCCGCTCACTCAATGTTCCGCTCGTATCGTACGCAAGGCCTTGTCCGGCTTTCCCCTCCGGGCCTATTGGCCCTGTCGGTCCCGTCGGCCCTATTGGCCCTGTCTGTCCTGTCAATCCGGTCTGCCCACGCGGACCTTCGACGGAGTCACCTTTGTCGCCTTTCTCTCCCTTCGCGCCACGCGCGCCAGTGATCGCGATCGTCCATGACGATGCCGACCCGACACCCTCGACATAATCGACATTGAGGGTGAGTGCTCCGGTCGACGAATTGTAGCTCGTCACCGCGCCGACAAGCACTTGCGATAGGTCGGCAGATACGGCGCGCAGTCGCTGACCGACCGACCAAGCGATGCCCGCCTGGGTCGTTAATGACTTGGCGCCTATCCCGACAAGAACGGTAGACGAGCTGGTGCCAGCGATCGTCGGCGCTGGACCGGTTGGCCCGGTATCACCCTGGGCCGCAATCACGGCCCACCATGAAGATGATGACGCCGGCGTGTGATTTGTGTTGTTGGCTTGGAGCGAGATGTATCCTGCTCCAGATGAAGCGACAGTATCGCCGATGGCGTATGTCGTCCCGGCTGAGTAGATCCCTTTAAACGATGTTCCTACAGGCGTCCCCTGCAGCTCCCACACTCCACCCGTTTTGAGCCACAGCTTCCAACTCCCGACATTTGTCTTGAGCGCGTATTGCCCTTCGCTTCCGAGCGATGGATCGGGCGCGTCCCCGCTCACCGCGTAGATGACGCTCGTCTCTTGCAGGTAGCCAAGCATCTTGAGAACGCGAACCATCGCCTCGGCGGTGCCGTAGCGCAGCATCGAGGTCTGATAGATCACATAGGATACGTTCGTCTTAGCGCCGCCGCCCCACGCCTTGATGGTCAGGTGGGTCGAGTCGACGACGTCCATGACGCGCACTGGCTCGGCACCATCGATCGAGATTTCGTCGAACCGTTCCGCGTTCGGGAAATCCAGTATCCCGCCACTGATGGTTACGGTCGTTCCGCCGGCGCCGACCGATGCGGTGCCGGTTGAGTATTCAAGGTCTGCCATGGTGATTGGTTCCCGCTAGACGACCGCAGCTATAGAAAGTGCTTATATGGATCGACTATAACGGTGATCTCAGCAATTGTCCCTGCCGATCTGACCTTTCCGATCAGGTCGCGGCGCAGGACTTCACGATCCAAAACGTCGTCAGGCTTTGCGATTATGACATCAGCAAGCGCCTCAGCTGATAACCCGGCTGCCGTCGCCTCTTGCTTAAATGCGGCAGGGGCCTCCTCGCCGCTCTTCACCGCCGATGCCACCTGCCGTTTGTAGCTGTGCACAAGATCGAGCGGAGATGTCATCGCTGCAAACGCAGCATTAATCGCTTTCTCTGCCCGCGTTCGATGCGCGCCGATCTCCGGATATGCTTCTATTTTCATGACGCTGCCTTCGCTACGATGACGTATGACCACGACACGTACGGCCAGCACTCGAAGTGCAGACGATACTCTCCAGGTACGCCAGTCGTGAATTCGATCGCAGATCCGTCGGCCGTTTCGGTCCGCACCGATAGTCCATCGAATATTTGGACTGCGGTGCCAGCAGGCACGTCCGTGATCACCGCCGCGTCCTTGCCGTCAGAGATGATCTCTTGCTTAGAAATCTGCGACGGATTGGTCGGACGACGGACGATCTTTTGCTCGACGTAAACATCCAAAAGCGAGTCGATTTGCGTCTCTGTCGTGATGACGTTGCCGCCATCGGCTTGATACTTGCGCGCCAGCTCCGGGTCGGCGCCGTTAGCCTGCGAGCTGGTGATACGGCCTGACGCCGCATCGTAAACGATTAAGGTTGTCATGCGAGCGCTATCCACTTGAAATTATTGAGAACACCGAGTTCTCCGGATCCGTTCCCGTAATCGAAAACCCCAGTGCCGTTTGAATTATACCATTCCACCCCCCATTCGTGGACTTGGGCTGAAGCCCGTTGGGTGCTATAGATGGTGAATCCCCAATTATATACGACAGCCCACGCCCCACGATATGCGCCAAGCCACGGGCTCGGCCATGCAACTGCGAAGAACGACGTCAACGCCACCTGAATTCCCGTAGTAGTTTGCCAGCCGAACACGAGCGTCGGAGGCTGCGGGTAACTACGGCTAAAATAAACAGTCTGGCTACCTGGAGTAACGTCGTCCCATCTGTAGCTATCAATATAGACGCTGAATACACGACCGCACTGCATCCCGATAATCGTCCCGCGCTCGACTTCCCGCATCGAAGCGAAGCGTGCATCGAACAAGAGATCGTCGAGTTTGGCGACGTCGACGCCTACGCCAGCACGAGACACCGAAAATTTTCCAGGTTCGGCACGAAGGAATTTCTCCGCCATTATGTTGCATCCTTCGCCACCACAAAATAACGAAGATACATATCCGTAGCAGGGTATCCGAGTTGTGACTGAAGGGCGGTGAGTCTGTTATAGACAGTGATGCGATCTGTATATGATGTCACCTCAAACCGATCTCCGGACCACGCTCCTATAGAGTGGTAACACAACTGCGGAAACGTGTAATAGCTGCCATATATCGCGGAAAAGAAAACAAGCGGCGGGCTGTTGGCCTGTTCTGTAAAATATACTGTCCTAACTGTGCCATATGGAACGCCGACAATTCCGCGCGTGATAATCATCAGATTGGCGCCGAATGGCGAAATCAGAAGATCAGCGTCGGCGGCATACCTAACGTCAACGCCAGGGCGCGACAGGAATACGCTGCGCACTGCGTCGCTGGCGCGTAAACCCATGAGCAGTTGCGGCGTTGCCATCAGGTCTGATTCCTGAACACAAAGAACGCCCAGTCAAAACTCTGCAGCACATTCGTTGCACTGGCTGTCAAATCTACGGTGCTGAGTGTTGTCCTCCACGAATACGGGACCCTCCATGAGAAGAAGAGAATGCCACCGGAAGAAGACGTCGCACCGCTCACAACCAACTCGTCGCGATGTATTGTCGTTCCTGGCGTGAGAGGAACAATGAGAGCCAGTGGCGCAGTTGATAGTGCTGGGAAGGGAAACGTGATCGATCCGGCACCGCTTGGGATCGACGATGCCGAAACCTTTCCCTTTGCGTGAAGCCGTTCGATCTTTGGCCACGTCCAATCGATCGCCAGATAATCCTCGGTCAGCGCGGGCGGCGCCAGAACGTTGACGCCAGGCAGCGAAACACGCAGCCCCTCGGGCTGGATCAGCGTCATCGGCGTCGGCATTACGGCCTCGACATGATAATGCGTGGCACGCCCGGCTCAATCCGCATCAGTTGGCCTGTCGCGTCGGTGATCACGCCCGCCGTTAGAGTGCCCATGTTCGCAGTTATCGCGGACAAGGAACCGACGCTCATTTTTGTTGCCGTCACCGAACTGTCGATCAGAATGTAATCGGCTCGGATTCCGAAGCGCGCCGCTCCATTGACGTATCCGAATGTCAGAAGATCAGTCGGACCCTGAACGCCGGGATAGGCGAAGCGGAATCGGTCGGCGAGGAACGTGATGCCGCTCTGCTGATTTCCACCGTTGAGCAGTTCGATCCCCGCTCCGTATCCATTGACGTCCGTCCAGATCGTGTATCGAGACGCTGCCCATCCCTCAATCGAGGCAATCGACTGTCCCTGCGCCGACACGCTCGACGTGAGTCCGCCGATTTGCGACGTCGTCTGCTGCTGAAATTCGCCCGTCGTGTACTGCAGATTCGTCAGCGACGTGATGGTTGATGTGAGCGAAGTCGACAACTGTCCGAGCGCGGTATTGGCCTCGATCTTGTAGGCAGCCAACGCTGCATCGACATCGGTCGCGACTTCGCGCACCTCATTGATCTCGGCGAACGCCGCCGTCGATCGCGACGACAATTGCGAGCGGATGTCCTTGTGCTCCAGCCATGTTCTGGCCTGCGCGTCCGCGATCTCCGGGAATCTCGCTTTGATGGCAGCAATGTCGCGGGCGATCACTTCGAACAGCTTGGTGACTTGGTACTTGACGGCAGCGTCGAACTCTTCGACCGAATATCTGACGTCCAGCGTCGTGACTGGGATCCATCCGGACCACAGCGTGTCGCGCGGGGATGACGGGATGTATCGCCCCCGGACGTCATAGCTCTGCACCGGCAAGATGGACTGCGTAATGATGACGGACCCGGCGGCAAGATTGTCCGTACGGCCTCGCGTCACCACGACCTCGTCGCCGGCGCGACGCACCTCAAACTGGACACCGGAGACGTCCGCGACGTCGCCCTCCCACGTCAGCAGGATCGCGGGCCGCCGCTGGATCCCATCGTCATCATAAAGGATCGTGGCTTGAGCGTCGAAATCGACGATCGCCTGAGCCGGAGGACGGATGATGACGGTCGGCCCGCTGGTAACCGGCGTGAAATCCGTCTCAAAATCGTAGTCGTAATCCGCCGGATCGATCTCGGTGAGATCGAGGATGACGTCGAGGTTGCCCTTATCGACTACGCCATCGACGCGGAACTGCTTGGTCGTGTAGCTATTGCGCTCTGACGTCCACTCGCCGATGTCGCCGGGCTCCACCGGCCAGAAAGCAGGCGGCAGGTGGAAGGTATGGCGCCGCGCCCGCTGCGCCTCGGCAAGTGCCGTCTGCATCAGGTCCTGGACTTGCCGTGCATACGGCACCATGTCGAACGCGACGTCGGCCATCAGGCGGCGATTGCCGGCCAAGACTTCCAGATCAGCACGATACAGCGGCGGCGCCGACTTCGTGTTCCATGCCTCGTCCGGCGCCGGATAGGTCGCGGCAACCCCGTTGATCGTGTCGGAGAGACCGAAGAACGGCGTGAAGGTCTGCTCCTCCGTCGACAGGATATCGTCGTCGGTGAGATAGAATGTGGTACTACCTGGCGGGCCGCAGTAAAGCTTGTAGAACCCGCCGATCTCGGAAAGCCGACCCTGCATCGAGGTCAGAAGCTGCTCGATCGTCGAGGCGATCTCGTTACCGACTCTGACCTCGCCGCCGGCCCGATAGCGGGGCTCCATGCCGCTTTCGCCCTGGACCTCGGCGCGGCACGTGTCGATCTGCGCGATCCAATTCGCAGCGGGCAACCGGGCGCCGGTCATCTGCTGCAGGCCGTAGAACCAGTCACTTCCATACGTGATGCCGCGCAGGATGTTGTAGGCCTGCACCGCTGGCAGGTGGTCGCCGTCGCCGCCCCATGTCGCCGGATTATTCCAGCGATGCGATCCGGACCCGCCCGCCGTGTCGTCCTTGCTGATGTCGTAGAGCTTGACGCCATCAAGGACGAATTTGAACGACGGGAAGCCCGAGAACAGCGTGTCATCGACCAGGGCCGTGCAGACCGCGTAGGCCACGCCGACTCCGACGCGTGTGGACTGATAGGGGCGTTCGGATGATCCGAATTTCGCGACCAGATAGGCGTCCGCGGTCGCCTGTGCGCCGCCGTAGAACTTGACCCACAGGTGATCTTTGCCATCCTTGGCATACTCGGTGACCGGATAGCCATAATCGGCATGTGCGGTCGCCCCAAGCGTCACCAGCTCGCCGTTGATCCAAACCTGCGCAAGCCCTGATACCGGCAGATCGGAGACAGCAATCACCTGGACAAAATAGGCGTTCGGCGTGTCGCCGTCCTGCCCCCACGTTCCCGTGTAGACAAGCGATCCCGCCGTCATGCCGCGGCCGAACATCGCCGAGCGGCCGATATCGCCGCCAGCGCTCAGCTTGCCTTGAACAGAAAACCCTGGCTGCGTCGTGTCGGTTGTTGCAGCCTCGTCGCTGCCTGAGATCGCCTTGGCGACCAGGCTGAGGCCGGTACCAACGGCCATATTGAGCGCAAACGTGCCGAACGCGCCAAGCCCGCCGATAAACGTCCCGATGGCACCGATCGCGGCGCCGATGGCGGTGAAGATGGCCATGCGATCAGATCGGTTTCAGGAAGTGGACTTCGGCTGCGCGATAGCCGCGCCGCTGGTAGAGCTTGCCGACGACGGGGTCAGCCCCCATGCCGGCCATGCCGACGAACCGACACCCCCGCTCTTTCGCCCACGCCTCATAGGCATCAAGCATGCGCACCGCAGCCGATCCGCGATGGGCCGGGTCGATCCACCAGAGCGTTTCCTTTGCGATCCACACCGGCCCGAATGGATGCTCGAAGGCCGTGGCCATGAGGATGCCTTGCGGCACACCGTCGACGTCGTGCACGGCGCAGTATGCGTGGCGACCGCCCATGACGTGCCGTAGGAACAGCCGTTCGGCATAGGCCGGATCGTACGGGAACACGAAGCCGGTCAGGCCGGCCGGATCGTCGAACCCGGCCCCCTCGCGGGAATCCTTGAGCAGCCGCACCACTGCGGCGCAGTCGCTTTTGCGGGCCGCCCTGATCATACCGTCGTCCCCGACGACTTACCCCAAAACAGTTCCCACTCACCAACGACCGCGACGTCTTGATAGAAGTTGTCCGTGGCGCTGCGGCGCCGTTGCGAAGCATCCGATCGTGTGTCCGGATTCGACCGCGTCATCTCCTGGGTGTGCGACTTGCACCGCAGGCTGACGCTTCCCTCTTCTCCCTCTTTCGGCGTCGTGATCGGCGCCTCGTCGATGAAGCCGACGAAACGCGGCTCCGCCGGCGCGACCAGCGAACGCGTGTCTGGATCGAACAGACCACGGAATATCTCGACGCGACCCTGTTTGCAGTCGTAGCCGCGCACCAGATCGTTCACATGGTCGACGACCTGAGACAGCGTGATCGTGACCGCCTGCACCTGCAGGTTCGACACTAACGGAATATCCGAGATCGACACCAGCATGCCGGCGCCGTTGAACGTCCGCGCGACCGGCGAACCCGTATCCGGGCTGATCACCTGGCAGGTGATCGAGCCGACATCCGACCACATCCCGTCCGTGACTGGGTCGCCTGTGTCGCGGTCGCGCACCACGAACCACAGAAAATCGCGAGCGACGAGGCGTCCCGCCGCCAGCGCGGCAGCGACTTCTGATGAGACCGTGCGACTCATGACAGATACTGCACGGCCTGGAAGGCAACCGATCCAGAAAGCCCAGAGCGCATCTGAGGATTGACTGAGCCAGGCACCAGCATGAACACACCCATCGGCTTCTTGAGCGTGACAGAGATCGCCGGAGAGAGCGTCCACCCAACGCGCAGATGCGGCCGCACCTCAAAGTAGGGCGTCAATCCCGAACCATTGGCGGTCGCGCTTTCCATGACCTGGTGCAAGGCCCGGTTGGTCCCGTATGTGAACGACAGATAATCACCTACGGACAGGACGAAGCCGGCATCGAGACCGCTGATCTTGATCGCTTTGTTGTTCGAATCGACAGCGTTGAGCACGCCCGTGTCGTTGAAGCTTCCACTTGCGTGCGCCTTCGGATAAGGCCGCCGCATATCGCCCGCTTCGAACGTCTGGATTGAGCCATCGAGCGAGTTCAGCGTCGCTTCGAAGCTCACCATGTCATCGAGGTCGAGCTCCGTGGTGACGTAGCTCCCGAACCATAGCGCGGGCCCGAGATCCTTGGCGACCGTCACTCCACCCGCCGTTCGGCTCGACTCCTGGCGCGAAGTCAAACGCAACGGCACGGCATCCGGCGCGTAGCCGCAAAAGCTCATGATATCGGTGCGTGGGAAAGAGATCGTCATCAGGACAACTTCCGCTCGCTCTTGGCTTGTCGCACCTTTGCGATGACGATCGCTTCGAATTCCGGCGTTGCCACATAGTTACGGACGGATTTGACGACATCGGCGCCGTCTGCCGATGATCCGCTGGAGATCGGCAGTGTCAAATTGACGGTCGTCGAACCGCCACCAAACGCCGCCGCCGCTGCCACACTCGGAAACACCGGCTCCCCACGGCGCAGAATGGCCGGCACTTCATCCGGAGCCAATCCCGCGAGCCCACCTCCATGGTAGCGCGGCGCATCGTCGAAATAAGCCGGGTGGACGTAGCGCGATCCAGACCCCGTTTCACCTACGATGCCGCCGGTGTGATACAGGCTCGACAGCACGCTACCCATGCCGCTGCTCGCGATGGTGCCGGATCCGCTGGCGGCGAGACTCATCGGCCGGCTTCCGCCAAGCCCCAGGAACCCAAGCAAGCCTCCCCCACCAGAGCCGCCAAGCGCATTGGAGACGAGATTATTGACCGCCATATCGATGAGCTTGTCGGCGAGCCGGTTTAGTGCATTGCCGAGCGCTTCGGTCGCCGTTGCACTATTGCGCATATCGCGCGCAAAGCCAGAAGCAAAGTCCGACATCGCGTCTCGCATGTCGCGAATACGGTTAGTCGTTCGAATATACTGCGCTTCCTGCGAGTTAAGCGCGGTCGTGATGTCTGGATAGATGCGCTGCAACTGGTTGGCGATTTGGACGTCTTCCTGCGACATCGCCGCGAAGGAACGGTCACGACCAATCTGATTCTGAATTTGGATCCTGGCGAGGCTCTGCGCTGCATCAGCGGCGCGTTGGGATAATCGCTCAATCTCGTCTGCATGCTGCTTGACAGCCTCGGTGCCGCCAGAGCGCATCGCTGCTTCGGTCAATACCGCTTGGGTGCGCAGCTTTTCCTGCTCGGCGGCGCCAAGACCAACCGCCTTGGCGTTTGCCTCCATGACGGCGATGTTCTTGGTCACCTGATCCGATGCGCGATCGTAGGCGTCGCGAAGCTCGTCGGTCGACTTCTTGGCCTTGTCAGTCTCCTTACCGACGTTGGCAAGCGCGTTGATGTCGCCGCCGAACCGGTTAGCAAAGTTTTGCTGCGATCCCATGCCGGCTCGCAAACGATCATACGCTGTACCGAGCGCAGAATTGAGTTCGCCGCCATCCCTGCGCTCGATCAATCGATTAGACGCAGATGCGCTATCCCCACCCATTCCCCAGCTTGCAGCCACCCCCGCCACACCGCCGGCGACGGCACCGACGCCCGTTCCGATCACCGGCACGACAGATCCAACAGCAGCGCCCGTCGCAGCGCCGAGCATCATCGAAATCGCCCACTGCGGCATGCTGTTGAGCTTGTCGACGGCCGCAGCGACAAGCTCCACGATCCTTACCCACACCGCCTGCAATTTCAGGCCGGCATCATTGAGATCGAGTTGCACGCGGAAGAAGTCATCGATCGTCTTTTTGGCATCGTTGAGCCGAGCACCAAGCTCGGTAGCGCGCTGGACCTGTTCGGCGGACAGGTTTCCATCCTGGAACTTGGTCAGCTTGGCGAGGTTCTCGTCGACCCCACCTACGAGGTCACGCTGCGCATTGCCGTACTTATCCAGCAGCGACGCCCCCTGATCGATCGTCGCCATTAGGAGTTTGAACGCGGCCGTGATGACCGTCACCGGAATGGCAAGACGCGACAAAAACGCCAGCACGGGCGACAAAACCCGCAACGCGGTCGACGCGAAAGATACAGTCGCCACGCCGGCGGCCGTCATAGCGTCGGCGATAAGCGGATTGGCGAAAGCCCGGAACGCGGGCGAATAGAGATAGGCTGCTGTTGCAGCGAGCTTGACGGCATTCGCGACCTTGGCCGCCTGTTCGGCTTGCTCTTCGAACGATCGGCTGACAGCCTCCATGTTGTCGTTGGCGGCGGCATAGCTTCCCGAGGCATTATCGTTCGCCGCTTTAACAGCACGCAAGGCGGCGAGCTCGCGATCTTGCAGCGCCATCATGGCTCGCAGGCGCCGCTCATAGGCTTCGGTCGCCTGTTCCGAGCGCAAGGTTGCCGTCGCGGTGTCGTCGTGCGCCTTGGCGGTCGCACGCTGGCGCTGTTCGTACTGCTCGGCACCGACCGTCCGGTACTCAGTAATGACGGTCAGGCGGTCGATCGCTTCGGCGGTCGTGGTCATGTCAACGATACCTGACGATGATGGTCGGGAAGCGACGACCGGACCGGTTGTGAGCCGTCTTGCCGAACTTCTTGGCGATCCGCGTTTCGAGGAGACCCGAGGCCGCCCGAGGCTCCGTGGCATCGCCCAGCCACCAGGGCTGGCCGTAGCTGTGAGCGAGCGCCTGGCTCACCATGTTGCCGCCAACCACACCCTGCATGGTAAATTCAATGTCGCAGTCCGCCGCGAACTTGCTGCCGGCCTCGTCGCCGGTGCGCTCGTAGATGCGATTGGGAACCTGGATGACGAAGTCGCGGCCATCTTTGGTAACCCCGACCTCGATCTTGCGGCTGTACGGCACCGTATTGGCGAAGGCGTAGACCTTGGCCTCCGGGATATCCAACCCGGCGATGACGTCCGCCGCTGTCCCGACTTCGACGCCGTCTGCGTAGAGGATGTGGTTGTCGCGATACTCGCCGGACACGACCGGCGAGCGCTCCCACAGCCGGCGCGCGATCCAGACCAGCGGATCGGCCTCGCCATTGCGCTGCTGGCGCGACCGCATCAACGTCGCCAGCATTGCCGCCGTGAACAGAAACGCGACCGCAACCTTGACTGTCGGGATTGTCCGGGTCTGCCGCACGACCAGATCACGGACCGCTGTCCTGACCTGGGGCGCCAGCAACTCACCGACACCCGAAGACACCACGACACCGTTCACCGTGACGGTGTAGGGCACATCCATGCCGACGATGGCGCGGTTGACGACCTGCACCTCGCGATGGCGCATCGACACATGGTCGACGATGACGCGCGATAAGAGATCGTCAGCGAGGCGTCGCCGTTCCGCGACCTGGATTCGTTCGAAACGGGTGTGAATTCCCATGTCAGCGCTGTTTCGTTGGCGGGGACGTGTTTGGCGCCGGCTTCTTCGTCTTCTCCGATACCGCGATCGCGCGCACAGAGCCGAGCTTAACCAACAACCGCGCCTCCCACGGCTCCAAAGCGTTGCCGGTCAATTCCGACCACCAACCGATGTCAGCCCACGTCACCATCGGCGGAGCAAAGCCGTTGGCTGCCAGACCATCCAAGATCTCTTCGAACCAACCCCACACATAACCGAGGAGATAAGGGAAGGCTGGCGGCTCCGGCGCGACCTCTTCCTTTGACTTGCGCCCCAGCATCGCCAGCTGGCGCGCTGCAGACTCGCGATGCTGCCGCTCCGTTGCCCCGTCGGATTCCTTTCGCTCTATGCGGAATTCGAATTCCGCGTAGGCGATCAGCTCTTCGGCGAGGCCTTCGAGAAATTTCCGCGGTCGCCCGCAAACTCGTCGACCTGCTCGCGCAGCCAGGACACCGCGGCGTCGCCATACAGCTCCCGTGCATTCTCCTGCGAGAACGGGACATCGATCGGCCGCCCGGCTAGATCGACGAGATACCAGTCGGCGGTGAGCGCAGCGAGCAGATCGACCATCTCGCCTTCGAGCTCTTCCGGCGTGAGCTTGACGCGACCGCGCATCGCGAGCCGCCGGCGCTGCACCGCACGTTGGTGTTTACGCGCCGGCTCGGAGTCGTTCGAATAGAGATCGACGAACGCTTCCTTCCCTTCGGCATCCCGCAGCGGCTGCCGGCTGACAGGATGTACAATGGTCATCCGGCCCGGCTTGTCGACTTCGAGCGCAAGAGCGGCGAACTTTGACATGAATACGATCCTCTGGCGGAAGGGATGGGCCGGAGCGCCGCCAGACGCCCCCGCCCCGGTGATCACCGTTTGGGTTGGATGGTCCGCCCTGGCGTGCGGATCAGGGTCAGGCCGCCGCGGAGTCGCAGTATGCGATCGTGGTGGTGTCGACACCGGCGGTAGAACCGCCGTAGCGCAGCGCCTGGAACGGCATGGTGATGGGAACGCCACCCTCACCTTCGATACCGACCTGGGCGTCACCGAATTTTACCTTGGGCATGAAGATCGTGATGAAATCCGACGCATCAGCCGATGACGTCAGCAGTTGAAGCAGGATCGACACTTCTGTTTCGTTGCGGAAGTAGTCGACCAGCGTCAAGTCCTCGAGGAACGCCGTCAGCTGCCCGGTGACGTTGGCGCGGCCGAGAAAGATTTCCGGGACGAAGTTCTGGCCCACAACCGGGTCGGCGCTCGGATTCAGCGCCATGTTGACCTGGGCCCCTGTGATGACGCCCTGGGCGACACCCTGCACCCGGATCAGCCCATTGACAGCGGCCGCAATACCGGTCGTCGTCACGTCCGTCGGGGACGAGAAGAACGGCGCGGAACCGGCCGAATAGGTCTCCATGTCCCGACCCATCATCGGGATTTCGATCGTCGACATGCCGGAAGCCGGCAGACCGAGATTGACGCCGCCGACACGGCATTCGGTGAACAGCCGAGCGATGTCGAGATCCGCGTGATAGGTCTCGACCGCGAACTTGCGCGACACGTGGCCGGACGCCGGCACGATCACGCGTTTGCCGATCGACGCGACGCCGAAGGCCGTGTCGGAGCTCATGGTTGTCGGCGCTGGGAAGACCGTGACCTCGCGGTTATTGGAGCCGCCGAAGCCGGTGATCATGAAGTTCTTGGAGTTGTTGCCGGTCTCCGAGAGGTTCGTGAATCGGATAACCATCCCGACCTTGAACCCATCCGTCACTGGATTGCCGCCGCCGAAGGTGAACTTGGATGTGGCGTTGTCGGCGGTGACGCTCGTATAGTCGGACTCGGTCTTGCTGATTGCCGACGTTTCGGTGCCGCGACAGGCCGCCTCGATAAAATCCCAGTAGGTGCCGGGCGACAACTCGCCGGTGATCGAGCCCTGCACGCGGCGAACACCATGACGGAAATCGCCGATCTGCCGATCGGTTCGCACCTCGTTGCTCGCGTAGGTGTCCTTGCTCAAGGACAGCGTGCAACCGGTGCGGCGCAGGATCTGCGCACCAGATGCGCCCGGGTCACTCGATGACACCGCCTGCGCATTGGAGGTGATGATGCCCGTCGAATACGCCTTGTAGGCGACGCGCGCGGATACGCCTTCGGAAACGCTCATGGACGTGCTCCGTAATGGTCAGAGGGAATGCGGGACGTCCCGCGGGTCAGCCAATCTGGTCGAAGTGCAAGCTGACTTCGACTGCAGCCCAAAAGTAGTTGCCGACCTCGGACGAGAGGCCAGGCGGCTTAAGACTTGCTCCGTCGCCGCCCGGCATCACGCTCGCGTCGAAGCAGGACACATCGCCATCGCGATACGAGCGGAACAACGCCGCCACGGACTCGGCAATATCCGTCGCCGGCGTCAAACCCCACCCCTTTGGCACGAACACGAAAGCATCGAACACCGCCGGATTGCGGTATGTATTGGCGCCACGGCCGGCACCGAAAGAAACTGGCGGCCCGGCGCGCTCGGCGATGAACTCGCAATAGATGAATGGCGCCGGCGTGTCGGGCAGCGGCCCGCCGTCCTCGTTCTGCCAACGCAGCGGGATGAGTGCGCCGCTGTAGGTTGGCGCATTCGCCTCGAGGCGGGCCCGGAGCAGACTGTAGGCCTGGGTCGCGGTTGTCATCCGCCAACCCGCAGCACATAAGCAACCGGCGTTCCGTCCGGCGCAGTACGGCATTCGTGCATTGCCTGGCCGAGCTCGGCTCCCTTCACCACGACTTTGTCGCCATCGAGCAACGGCAAGGTGAGGCCGCACAAAATCAAATCGTCGACTAGCAGGATCACAACCAGCTCCGCCACCTTGAGGTCAGCGACCAACTTGCGGGCTTCCGAATCCGGCAACACCCGGGCACGGGCGGACACGTCAAACCGTGACCGCAACGGTCCGGCGCCGGAAAACCTGCGAACGACGACGGTCTCATGCAGGTTCGCGGCATAGGCCGCCTTGATGGCATCGGCGTTCATTGGACGATGCCCAACATGTCGCGCCACAGCCATAGTGACTGCGGCTCACCTATCCGCGCCAGCCCGTATGACAAAGCGACCGTGGCACCTAACATCAGGAGCGCGAGCAGACGTCGCATCATCTCACGTGGATCCGCAACGTCAGCCCGGTATTCCCAGAGTAGGCCGCCCCTGCCCCCTTGATGATGCGGGCGCGGAAACGATCGCCGATGATCCCGTCTTTGACCGTGTCGTCGGACAGCGCCGCCGGCGTGTACACCGCGACCGGAGTCAAGGCGGACAGGTTTGCGACCTTCTGCGCTGATGCCATGGCGAAGGCGAAGCGAGCCACCTCCACCCATGTCGTCCCCTGGTCCGGGGTTGTCTCGACCACCACCTTGAGCGTGTCGCCGCCGGCGCCGTACGTGAAGCTCGCCGAGATCAGCACCGCCACGGCGCCCTGCAGCCGATCGACATAGGGTTGCGTCACGCCCTGCTCGTCGGCTGCCAAGGTCACCACGGCCCCTGCCGTCGCTGCGTTGATGGCAGCGAGCGCGACGTCGCCAAGTGTGCGAATGCCGGGATTGTCCATGTCAACCCACCCAGTGGTTCGTGTAGGGCCCGAGCAGGTCCAGGATCTCCTGCGGGATGGCCGGATCGTCGGACGGGCCTACCCACCATTCGCGCTCGATCACGCCTGGGATCGACTCGCGCTTCAGCCCCGATCCGCCCGAACCGCCTTCCGAATGGAAGACCTGCGCCAGCTTCTCGGCGGCGAGCCGAAGATCATCCGGCACCGTCGCCCACCCGGCCGAATAGGTCATCACGACCTTGCCGGATGACCAGCACACGCGTTCATCCCCCGATAGGCGATAGAGCAGGCCCGCATCCGCCTCGACTTCGAAGTCGACATCTTCCGCCAGCGTCGTCGATCCCTCGACAAGCGATGTCACCGAGACGACCGGCCGTCGCGACAAGATCAGCGCTTTCTGGTGCGACTTGAGACGATAAGTGTCGACCACTTCCTCGAGGCGCAGCGTCGGCGGGATCGCACCCGCCGCCGCCACATGGCACGCCCGAACGATCGCCGCCGACACGCGCGCGTTGAGCTTCGCCAGAACCGGCCCAGCCACATTCGGTATCGCCGCGGCAATCTCCGCATCGGTCAACAGCAGCCGATCCGTATTGGGGGACGGGATGGTGAGCATGTCGGTCAGCGCTTCGGCTTGCGTTCCGGGGCGGCAGCCGCGGACGGGACATCGGACACCGGCCCGCTCAACGCCGCGGTCTCGAACAGCGCCCGCGGGCGCTCGCCTGTCGCTGGCGCCTTGCGCTTCGGCTCTTCGATGTTGCCGGCAGCGACGAGCCCCGACACGAGCTCGTCCCTGATCTCCTGATCAGTCCCGGCCTGCAGCATGACGGTCCGCAAACCGTCATGCGCGTAGGGGAAGGATTTCAACACGGTGACTTTCATCACGCCACGTCGCCGAGATTGATCCAGTTGATGGTCACAACACCAGTGAACGTGCCGGTACCGGACGTGTGGCTGGCGCTGTCGTCGATGACGAAGTTCAGGTAGGCATCCTTGGCAGTGCCGGTGCCGTTCAGCACCGTCATACCCGCCGAAGCGGCCGCGATGGCTGCAACCTTTGCGACCGCCGCCGCAACATCGTTCTCCGCCATGATGTCGGCTTCGGTCGACGTCAGGGTGTTGCCGGTCGTCGCCGTCGCGGTCCCAATGGCGACGCCGCCCGCGTAGGTGTCGGTGATGGTGCCGGTCGTCCCAAGGGTCAGGTCGCCGTCGACGACGCAGCCCAGAATCCCGATTGCCCCGTCCGGGAAGTCGTAAATCTTTCCGGTGCTGCCATACTGGGCCACGCCGGCGTCATCGGTGATCGTCACCGGAGTCGCCGTGAATGTCAGCACGGTCTTGTGCACGACGCCGTTGCCGTATTCGACCGCCGTCACGGTCGCGCCGTTCTTGGCGCCCAGGCCTTCGGTCGTCAACGCGTTGGCCAAGTTGACGATGGCGCCGGCTTCGGCCGTGAGCGTTCCGCCACTGGCGATGACCTGCTCGTCACCACCCTGCTTGCGGTAAACTTTGGGCCCATAGGTATTGTCGGCCATGATCATTCTCCTTTGCTGCGACGAACCGGCGGGGCATGGCGTCCCCGCCGCCGTCTAGCGCTGATGCGCTCGGATGTTGCTGGATAGCGCTTACGCAGGCGGGTTGGCAGTCGGCCGCAGATCGGGCTCGGTGATCCATGCGCCCGCGAGATAGACGTCGCCGGCGTCGTTGCCGGCCGGCGTCACCGTGACGCGGATGTAGCGCTTTGTGTCGATGAACCCGAGCTTGAAACACTTGTTGTCGTCAGAGAAGAGCGGCGTCGCCAGCGCTTCGGTACCAAGCAGGTTGGCGTCGGCGATCGCGGTATTGTCCGACAGGGCCGAGTTGTCGCCCTCCTCGGCAAGCACCGTGAACGTCGCGTTGGCGTCCGACAGCGACCCGGTCAGAAGGACGAACGTCGCACTCTTGAGGCCGAGCGTGTCGAGGATTTGCGACACGAACGCGGTATTGGCGTTCGTGACGACGGCGGGCGAAATCCCCCGCTTGACGTCGATGTTGTTCATCAGGTCACGCATCTGCGTGTCTCCTTGATCTGAATGGATAGGGTTGACGCGCCCAGGAAAGCCGGGCGCAGTTCGCGATGCGTTAAGCCGCGCTGACGACCTGCAGCTTGATTGCTTCGAAGTTCGTCACGTCGCCGCCGACCCGCTTGCGCGTATAGAACTGCACGAACGGTTTCGCCGTGAACGGGTCGCGCAGCACGGAGATGCCGAGGCGATCGACGATCGTGTAGCCCTGGCGGAAGTTGCCATAGGCGACAGCAAGAGCGCCGGCGCCGACGGTAGCCATGTCCGCAGCCTGGTACACGGGCGCTCCCAAAAGAACGCTCGGCTTGCCGGCCTGGTTGTCGGTGCGCCAGATGTACTGCCCATTACCATCTTTGAGCAGCATGACGTTGCCGACGGACGCGCGCTTCATCAGAAACGCGGCACCTGCCGCGTATTCCTCCTTCAGCGCCACCATCAGCTTGATCAGACCATCGAAGGTCAGGTCCGTGGCATCGCGGCTGGGAATCTGCTCGATCGTTCCGCGCGTGGTACCGTTTGGATAGGTCAGGAACCCGCGGGGCCGCTTGATGCCGTTTCCGCCCACGAAGGCGGTCGCCTCGAGACGGCCGAAGCGCTGGCCGATCTTGCTTCCCAGCCACGCCTCGATATCGACCGAGGCATCCTCGAGCAGCTTCTGCGTCGCCTTCGGCTGGGCATAGAGCTCGTGGACGGGAATACGCTGCACGCCGACCTGCGGGGTCGTCGTCTCGGATCGCGTCTCTTGCTCTCCGACCCAGCCGCCACCGGCCTCGCCATCGTCGATCGGGTATTCAACCGCATCCGTGGAGATTGTCTCGACCGTCGCGAGCTGCCGGATCGGCGAGGACTCGTAGATGATCGACAGGATCCGAGGCGACATGTACGGCGTGACGAAGTAGCCGCCGTCCGGATCGGAGCCGACCGACATGGACTTGCCGTCGAACTGCGGATCGCGATCGCCGCGACGGGCATAGAGCGCGAAGGCGGGCCGATAGGATTTGATCTCCTCGAAGTTGATCTTGTCGTCCGACACGTCGGTGCCGGCCTTGAGCTCGCCGCGGGCCGCGAGCACGGTCCGATGGAAGTCCCGCGCCGACTTCATCTCGGAGTCGGGCTCGCCGGTGCCGGAACCGCCGAAGCGGACGCGATTGAGCTTCTTTTCGATCTCGTCGAGGCGATCTTGGGCGGCCTTGACCGCCTTCGCCTCGATTTCCTTGACCTGCTTCTCGATAGCCTCGTGCTTGGCGGCGACACCTTCGGTCAGCGCTTTCAGATCCGCCTTGAGCTGCGTGCCCTCGGCAGCGTCCTTGCCAGCCTTCTCGGCAAGATCGCGGACCGACTTGAGGTCCTTTTCCATGGAATCCTTCAGCGCCTTGACGTTGTCGCCGAAGCTCTTCACTTCCTTCTGGACGTCGTCCAGGACTTCCTTGAGTTCGGGCATGATTGCCTCTCGGGATCAGGTTGCGGAAAGACCGGACCGCGCCTCGCGAAGCGTGCGCAGCAGGTCGCTCATCGCGCCGTCCTCATCCCGAGGTTCCGACGACTTGAAACCGCGCGAGGCGATTGCCTTCGCGGCAGCATGCGAGAAACCTCCAACGTCCCGCAGGAAGTCCTCGAATTCACGAATTGTCTTGATGCGATCTGCCGCCTTGACGGCACCAACGCGAGCCTTGTCGTTCGCCGGAAATGTCACGATCGACAGTTCCCACAGATCGATGCCGGTCAGTTTGCGACGCGGCTCGCCCGGCTTCGTGCCGGCGACAAACTCCTTGACCTCATAGCCGATCGACAGTCCATCGAGCGTGCCGGCTTTCAGGCCTTCGTAAATGTACTGGCCACGCTCGGTCGACATAGCAAACAACTGGCCCTCGACCTTGAGGCCCTTGCTGTTCTCTTCCATTTTGGTCCACTTGCCGACCGGCAGCATGTCGTCGGCGCTGCCGAGGAATCCGCCGCCGTGCTGCAAGAGCATGGGTGGATACTTTCCCTTGCCTTCCCAGTCCCGCAGCGTGTCCTTAAACGCGCCCTTTTCGATCACGTCGCCGTAGGAATCGACGTTGCCGAACACGGCACCGTATCCGGAAAAGGTACCGTCCGGCGCACCGGAAGCGAACTTGATCTCAAACCCGAGATTGAGATGTTCCATGTCAACCCCCAGCCGATGCTGCCGGCCGCTGCTTCGCAATCATCGGCACGCCATCGGCGCCGATCGGACCCACATTGACGGGCGCGAAGATGTTGTCGCCACCCGGCACCTGCCCATCCTCGTCGTCGGCGCGAACTTCGTTGATCTTGCGCCAGCCCGGATTGCCGCCGCCGCCGAGCGCGATCTTGTTGTATTCGGCCTTCGACTTCATGTCGGGCGCCATGAAGTCAGCGTCGACGAAGCGGATGTAATAGCCTGCCCGACGATCTTCCTTCGACAATAGCCAGCGCCGCATGGACGACGCGACTCGCGACTGCCACGGTCGCACGGTGTGCACCAGGTGCTGCAGAAACATCTGCTCGGCGGATGCGAAGGTCGGCGCCTTGTCTCCGGAGTAGCCGACCATGATCGGCATGACGCCAAAGCCGCGGCAGATTTCCTCAACCTGGAACTGGCGAAGCTCGATGTGCTGGGCGTCCACGCCCTTCATCATCATGGGTTCCCACTTGAGCCCGTTATCCAGCACGAGCGTTCGGAACTTGTTGGCGACTCCCTGGTACGAATTCGCCCACATCTCTTTCAGGCGGTCACGGGCGTCTTTGCCAAGCTCCTTCTCGGTCGTCAGGATGCCCCCGGGCTGACCGCCATTGCTGTGCAACCGTGCGTGCGTCTCCTCCGTCGCGATGGCGAGACCGATCGCTTCGCGCAACAACTTGATCGCATCCATGCCGACAGCACCGTTCCACGACGGCCCGCGGATGTGCCAGATTTCCTCCTGGTCGAAGATCGCGTAGCTGCCATCAAGCATCTGTACGCGGTATTTCATGCGGAAATCGCTGCCGAGCTTCGGCTCGACCCGGTGCGGCTCGATCGGAATCAACTCGTCGATCTTGCCGCCCAGCGTCCCGATGAACGAATAGTGGTTGAAGCAAAGCGCGAGATGCAGCCCGATCGTCTCGCGATACCCAAACCCGTCCTGCAGATCGTTCGGCTCGTCGGCAATGATCTCGTACAGTTCGTGATCCGAGGCTTCCTCGCGGCTTTTGGTGCGCGGATCCTTGCGATACAGCTTGCAAGGAACGGTTAGCGCTTCTGTAATCCGACGCGCGCAGCCGAGAACCGTCGTCGTCTGCAGCGCGGTCTGCACATTCACCGAAACGCCGGACTTGACCGCGGCGCCGCCGAAGATGTCCTTCCACAGCTCAAGCCCGCCATAGCGGATGTCCGCCTTGGCTTCGAGCCCAGCCGCCATCGTTCGGAACAACCCGGCCATTCAATCAGCCGCCCGCATGTGTCCGGCTGCCCGCGACCTGCAGATACAGGCCGAACAGCACAAGTATTCCCCCGACGACGAAGCCTGCCGGCTGATAGATCAGCCATACCCCATAGGCGATGGCGCCGGCGGCGCCGAGCGCGATGACGTCGCGGATAAGCTCCGGCACCGCGCGCGCGGCACCGATGGCGATCGACTTGAACATGAAGACCTCAGAGGACGAGTAATGGCTCGCGATCGAGATAGGAGCCGCCGGCGGCGACAGTCGGATTTAAGCTCATCAACTGCGCCGCATCTGCGAGCGCCATGAACGGATCGACCTTGCCGAAGCCCGCCTCGTCTCTTGCCACCATCATCGCGGTTCGCGTCGCGACCACACGAAGATTGCCGACGCACCAGGCGAGCATGTCGGAACCGCAGTGACAGAACGAATAGTCCGCGAGCTTGATTTCCAGCGTCTTGATCGCGCCCATGAGCGCGATGCCTTGCGAGACGCTATCGAGCTCGTGGTCGTCGCCTTCCTGAGTCACGCCGATCTCGGCGAGCGCATCGACGATGGCGCCGATGCCGATACGGTCGACGCCGACCCCGCCGAGCAACCCGCGATCCTTGATCTTCTTCACCAGATCGACACAGTAGCGGATGTTGATCGGTGTTCCGATCTTGGTCACGTCTTCCGGCTTGACGTAGATGAACTTGGTCAGATCGCCCTGCTGTTCGAACTTGTCGTAGTCGACGATGTTCGCCTTGCGCCGCTCGATGCCGACGTCGCTGATCATCGCATGCGCCCAACCGAGCCAGCGCTTGGTCACCTTCTCGCGGCCGATCACCGCGATGCCGAGCAAATCGTCAAGGCCGCCGCCGTCGATCCCGACCGTCACGACTTCGCAGCGATCGAGAAGCGCATCGAGCGTGAGCGTCTTGTCGATTCCCCGCTCCCACACCAGCACGCCGGCCCAGGAGTCCGATCGCTCGGCCATTCCCGGTTCGACGTTGAGGTGCTTGGCGAAGAAGTTGATCAGCGACGAGCGGCCGGCGTGTTGCGCCTTGGCCATCTCGTCGACGAGATATTGCTCGCTGACGGAGACGTTGAGATTCGGGTTCGGGATGTAGAAATATTCGCGCTTCTTGTAGTCCCCGCTTTCGATGAAGCGCTTCGGATATTCGTAGAGGACGCCGAGGCTACGCGGATCGCTGATCCTGCCGTCGCGCACGGCGCGGAAGTATTCCAGGCGCTGGGCATAGACGCCGGCCGGCGGTGCGTCGGGCTTGGTCGATGCCGAAATAACGAACCCTTCCGGCCGCGAGGCCAATCCGCCCTTCGCTTCGCGGATCATCGGTTCGGCGTTCGCGCGCTTGCCGAACAGCCACAGTTCGTCGATGAACAACCCGATGGTCTTCTTGCCGCCGACCGTTTCCGAGTCGGCCGCCACCACCTTGAGGAAAGCTCCGGTCTTCCGGTGCGTGATCATCCGAAAGTTCGGCTGCACGTGCATCAAGGCCTTGAGCTCTTCATCGGCGTTGACCATGTCGCGCGCCGGGAAGAACGAATTGTCCGCGATCTCCTTCGTGGGGGCGAGAATGTAGAACTCGCCGGACTCACGCCAGTTGATGCTCAGTGCCGTCAACATCACGCCGGCGGCGAGCGTCGACTTGATGTTCTTCTTGGCGATGTCGAGGTGAAAGTCGTTGATCCACCTGATGCCGGTTTCCGGGTCGTAGGCTCCGAAGATCGCGCCCGCGAGATCGGTCGCCCATGGCTTGCACGACTCGCCCATCGTCGGCCGGTTGGCCACATCGACGAGCCGCAGCGACTTGAACCGCTCGAGCGCGGCCTCGGCTTGGTCCGGAAACAACGGCGCGATCGGAATAAGCGACCGGCCTTCAACGATCCGCTGCTCCCAATCCTCGCACGCCGTCGACCACCAGGGAGCGACGATCACTGTACCGCCTGCGTTCTACGCGGCGGCTCCGGAACAGCCCAGCGCCCTTGCGCTGCCGCCTCAGCGGCCCGCTGCGCCTGCTCCTTCTTGCCGAGCGGCTTTTCGCGCATCTCGTCCGGCATCCTGGCGGTTCCGACCGTCCCGCATTCGCGCTTGATCAGCGCCTTGTGAGCGGCCACCCGGGCGGTTTCGCTCAGGCTGTTGTCCGCGATCTTGGTGAGCACCAACACCGCCAAATTGGCGTATTGCTTCGCCTGCTCTCTGACCTCGCCGATCGCCGACGGCGCAAACGTCGGCGCCGCGGCGAACGGCAGCATGGGCGACGCGGCATCGCCGCCGATCTCCACGGCCGGCTTGCCGAAGCCGCGATCGAGCACTTCCTCAGCCGCGACGATCCGGGCGGAGTCGCTGCCGGCATGAAGCATGATGGCGACCAGCCCCTTGAGCGAGCTCTTAGCCCGGCCACGAAGGGCGCCGTCGATCTCGGTCGGCGCCGGCGCCGCCATCGCTGCTGCAAGATCAACGCCTGTCACCGCGGTCGGTGACTGCGCCGCCTTGGGCTTCCGCCCGGCACCCTTGCGGGCGCCGCCGCGTCGGCTGCCATCCTTCGCCACTCCCTTCGCAACCACGTTTGAATTCCTTTGAATTCCGACGTGGTAATCAAAGGTCTACGGCGCCAAGAATTTTGTGCGCGTGACCCCCACGCGGTTCGGACGCCCCAACCCCCTAGGGATTTTGACCCCCATCCCCCTGGTAGCGGCGCCGCCGTTCGTCCGCCGTTTTCCTGGTGTGGCAGGCGCCACATCGAAGCAGGATGTTCGTCTTGACGAGGGCGAGGTGCGGCGCATCACGCCGCTCTTTGATGTGGTCTCCGAAAATCCGAATGCCTGTGCGCTGCTTCGCCGGATCGTGCTCTGGATCTTCGCAGCGTCGACCACGCTCCTTGATGATCTGGTCCATCAAGGCTCGCCACTCGGGCGAGGTGTAGAAGGGATCGACCATCTTCTCCGCCGTCCTGACCTTGACCGAACGAGGCGGCCCAAGCTTCTGACCAATGGAGCGAAGAACCGTCATCCTACCCTATGAACGAAAGCGGGCCGCACCGTTGCCGGGCGGCCCGAAGTCAAGGGAGGAAACGCCCAAGGAGGGCACCGAAGTGAGCCACGTTCAACGGGGGTCAAACGCGTCTCAACCTATGGGTATGAAACGAGTGAGGCCCGGGCACCCTTTCGGATGTCCGGGCCTCTTCGCGCACCAGGAGGGAGGGGTCGACTTTGCCAGCCCGGCATGGTCGGGCCGCACGCCGCTACACCCTATGTCCTGAAAAGCGAAAGCCCGGCGCATCACTGCGGCCGGGCTTCATTATCTCGTGCGCTGCCATCCCGCGTGGTCGGGATCGTGATTACGTTCGTGATCGTTATCGTGATCGAATTCGTGATCAGAGCTTTTCGATGTCGCCTAATTCCATTTCGACAGGCGTCTCACGACCGAAGATGTGTACCAGAAGCTTGAGTCGGCACGTAGAGTCAAGTTCCGAAATCGGCACGTCGGGGAGTTCTTCCACAGTCGCATTGAACATCGCAAACGGCCCAGCCGCCACTCGCACCACCTCGCCGACGTCATACGCCAACTGCCGAATACTGATTTCCGAGCGGATCGCGTGCTTGTTGTCCTCCCTCGATCGCAGCACGTCAATCGCAGCATCGGCAACAGGTGCCGGCAACGGTCGGCCCCCGGACTCCTGGCACACCATGCCCTTGATGCCCATGAGGTCGAATACCTCGTGCCATTGTCCATCGAACAAGCTGAACCGGATGAACAGGTAGCGCGGGAACATGGGGACCAGGATCGGCGCCTTGACCGCGAACGGACTGCGCCGCTGCTTCGGTGACAGCTTGTTCTTCGGCACTTTTCTGACTTCGTAAGTCTTCGGGTAGTAGACTTCGTAGCCACCATTTTCGAGACCCTTGATCGCCCGCGCATCACTGTCGTGCGTGCTGAACCCGAGGTACCACGCCGGCCCTTCGGGCAGCGGCGCGACGATGTTGACCTCTTGCCACGACCGCTTGCTTAGCGGCTCGGCGTGTTCTTCCTTCGCTCGAATTCCCATGTACATCCCGCCTCCCTCCAATTCCGAATTTCCAAGCCCTGGAATGTTCTTCACTCGGCTGCCTGCGGCGGCGGTCCTGTCGCACTGCCGTCGTTGGGTGGGTAGAGGCTCGGCAGGTACCAGCCACGCCGCCGCTTGCCGTCGACCTCGGCTGTCGTGACCGGCAGCGAGCCGACGCCAGTCGTTCGCTTGCGGTAGGCACACCACGATCGCCAAGCGTCCGAATTTTCGAACACGAACGTCCGGGCTGATGCCTTCGCTGCGAGTTCCCTAATCCGTTCTCGCTCGATCGCTTCGTCCTGCGCCTTCCTCGAAAAGCCGACGGCGGGAGTCCGAGTCTGTGAGTCAGTAGTAGTAGATTTGGGTTCTGATGACGTTTGTGGGGTGCCACCTATGGCACTCGGCACTCGGTCGCCGTGGCACTCGGCACCCGGTACTTTTCCACAGGTCGACGGCTCAGATTCACCGGGTGCCATCATGGCACCCGGAGTTACGTCGGTTTCTTCGGTTCCATCGGGGTTTCCGTCGTCGTCGACCACGTCAGGTTCCGGCCCGTCGACCGCGTCCGCGACCTCATCTTCCGGCCGCGTCCACATCCATTCGCCCCACTCCGCGGCATTGCGATCCAGCTGCAGGTAGTAGGTGTTGTTGCGCTGGCGCCCGTGGTCGTCGCGGGTCTTTTCGATGCGGATGTAGCCGTTCCGCTGCAGGGCATAGAGGTGGCGCATCAGCGAGCGCTTGGGCACGCTGGTCTCCCGGGACAGCAGATCCAGCCCCGGGAAGCACATCCCCGTGACGCGGTCGGCGCGGTTGGCAAGTGCCAGCAGCACCACCTTTGGCTTGGGCGGGAGTTCTTGATCGAACGCCCAGGTCATAGCTTGAACGGTCACGACGTCACGGTCTCATCTTCGGGTTTCTGTTCTTGGTTCACGCGAGGGAACTCGAACGGATAGAGCACCCGCCTTTACGCGGCGGGACGAGCTTGTATCGGGACTGCTTGATGCCAAGCGAACCGTCGCCGCGCCAATGCGCACGCACGATCTCAAGACGGCCAAGCTTGATGCGGAGGTGCGCACGGCAGAAGTGGAGCGCGCGCTTGCCGGTCAGATGTGCTTCGTGCTCGCCGTCGCTGGTCATGTCGCGAGGCGCGGCGACCTCAAGCTTGATCTCTGTCCATGCATGCAGCGGGAACTTTCCAACCGACTTCATCGCGCGGACAAGGTCACGCTCCAGACCGCGGTGCGGCATATGCTGACGGCGGCCGATGATGCGGGGCGTGTTGATCATGGCGAGGAAGCCATGAATTCTAAGCATGAGGCTAGCCAACTCCGGCTTCACCTGGTCATCAGGCATTGGGCCGTCTTTGCTCGCCTGGAACGCGCTTGGGTCGCTCAGCGACAGCCGATACTGCTGTTCGCCGGAGCAAAACAGTTCTCCGCCAGACTGCGCAAGACGCACTCGTACCCAATCGCCATCTTCGGTGAGCAGTACGCCAGACCGGCCTCCAACGTCGTTCGTCCATTCCAGCCACGTCTTTGGGGCCGGCAGGAATGACGTCACCTCGGATATCGATTTGGCGCGTTGAAGGATCGTCTGCCCGCGAATTTCGGTATCGGGGATTTCGGCTGCAGAGCCGACAACCAGATCGCGAGCGGCCTCATAGACTTCCGAAACGTCGAAACAGTGGACGTCCGACATTCTGGATAGCAGGCCGCAGCCATCCTCGAATGTTCGCCGCTTCAACGGCAGCGTTAGTTCTCTGACGATCCTGTGCGCAAGCGGCGTCATTTTCCGACCGCCTTCGTGAATGTGCCCGCCCCCAACACCTCCGCTTCATCCGGATTCGCGGCGAAGATTGCCGCCGAGGTCGGACGCTGGAACAGGTACGGCGGGCATTGTCCGTCATATCGTTCCATGTGATCGATAACCCGAAGGTGCGCGGCCGATGTGAGAGGTGGGACGCGATCGGTCGCCCTCAACGCGACTAGGTCCGCTTTGCGTTCGGCAAGCCACGTTGGCGACATGCCGGCATACTCTGTTTGAAGGGGGGCATAATGCGCCCGATCGGCAACCCGCGCCAAACGGCGCTCATTGCGCGCCGCTGCCGCCTCTTCGTCGCTCGGAGTTGTCGCCCAATCGATCAGGCGACGCACATAGCGGTGCAGGACGCTGAAGCGGACGCCTTCGCCTCGATAGAAAGTCGTCATTTCCCTCTCCTCTGTTTCTTGCTCATTCCGGCAACCCTTCCTTCATCCCCGTACAGGGCGGGGCGTGTTCGATCTGCGCCCGCATGCCGGATGCCGTGCGCCACGCTCGATACGCAAGCCCATGGGGCGGATGCACAGTGATCTTGACCAAGCCACAGTGGATGCACGCGCGCTCGGTCTCCTGGCAGCCTGAGGCGCCTTGAGGGATGGCGATGGGCTCACCCCAGCGATGCTTGCGGGCGGGGAGCTCGGAGACGGGTGCGGGTGCCAGCGGGTCCTCATCGGGGCTGAATGTGCGGATCTCGCTCATCCCGCCAGCGCCTCCCGCGCGATGTGGTCGGGCTGCGGGCCGCCGGCGCCGAGCGGGCGCCACTGGCAAGCGGCACCGCACAGCCCGTACCACGTCAGCCCGCCGCCGTTGTGGTCGATCCAGTGCGCCCTGGCGGTCGCGATGTAGCCTTCCTTGTGCGGATCGTTGCAGTAGGCGGCGAGCACATGCACGAGGCGGATTTGCACTTCGGTGCCGTCTTTCGGGACGGTTTCGATCGGCTGCCAGCCGTGCGATTCGAGCGCGGGCGTCATCGCCATCAGCAGCTTGAGACGCGGATCAATTCCGTCGCTCACCCTCTCCTCCCCTTCCCTATCTTCCTTGCGATCTTCGGCAACCTGTTCGCTTCCCTTGCCCGTCTCCAGATTTCCTTCACCGACTTGATCGAGGTCTTGTGACGTAGAGCGACGATGGCCGGGTGTTCACCAGCGAAGAAGGCAAGCTCGATCAGGGTGCGGTCGGGACGTGGGGTCATGGAGTTAGGCCTCCGCTTGTGCGAAGAGGGCTCCGCCCGCGATCCGAACGCGGGCTATCTCGGCAAACTCGGGATCGCCTTCGATCAGTGTGCAGTTGATGCCGTGCTGCTTGGCGACGACGCCAGTCGTGCCGGACCCAGCAAAAGGGTCTAGGCACACCCCCCCCTGCGGGCAGGCGTAGAGCAGTAAAGGCTCAACGATCTCGATCGGCTTCTGCGTCGGATGTTCAGCGCGTCCGTGTTCGGAGCGCGCGAACATCACACTGCGCATCAGGCGCGGGCCACCATCTTCTGATGTGTAGGTGTAACCCTTGCGCTCGCCGTGAAAGTGCGTCGGCTTAGTCTTGCGGCGAACGATGCGAGCCGTCGCATCTGGTGTGTACTGCGGCGCCTTATAGACCTCCGACCACTTTGCGTCGTCACGGTAGAAATGCAGCGCGAGTTCATGAACCCGGCGAAAGCGATCATTGAGGAAACCGCTGCCATTGTGCTTTTCCCAGACGACGTCTTGGGACTGCACCCAGCCGGCAAATTCGCCGGCATGCTCCAGGAACATGCGCGTTGAGCCGAAGCACCACATTGAGCCCGTATGCTTAAGCACCCGCCGCGCGAGCGCCGGCCACCCTGGCACCCAACGATCCCAAGCTAGCGACGTCTCGCCGTACGGAGGATCGGTCAGGATGCAATCGACCGATTCCGGCTCCATCTGGGCCATCACATCCCTGCAGTCGCCGGTGATGATGCGGACCGTCATCCCGCCACCCATTGATCACGCCCGACGCTCTTGCCGGCGCCGCGCTGCAGGGTCTGCCGCAACTTCGCCTGCCAGCTCGGATTGCGCTTCGCCTTCGGGTGTTCGGCGAAGGCCTTGTAGAGATCGGCGACGGCGACGGGGCCGCGCTGCCGGCGCAGCCATGCCAGGACTGCCTCGCGCCATGTGGGCTCTAGAGCAGCGATAACAACGCTTCGGGGCAGCCGCAGCGGCATGAAGTGGCCGTTGATGCCGCACAAGGCGAGCACGTCGGCGTCGTCTGTGCCGAAGGCGGCGAGGACGACCGGGGCGCCCGAGTTGGCCGCCTTGCCAAAATGCTTCGCGCCCGGGTTGCTGATCCTGATCAGGTCGCCGTCGGGCGCATGGAAGATCACGCGGCCGGCGAGGAACAGCAGCGCCGAGGCGTGCCGCCAGATCCCGCCGAACCAGTCGGTTTCGGTGCGCACATGGACGAGCGCGGTGCCGCGGCCGTGCCGCGCCAATCGATCGATGAAGGCGCCGACCACTCGCCGATCGAACGGCGGGTTGAGCCACACCCTCCCGAACCAGGGCAGCACTAGACCGTTATCGGCTTCGGTGTATGTCGTCGCTGCGCAGTCCCACGGCCGCGGATCGTTACCGGCCGGGTCGAGATCGAACGCCCCAAGCGGATCGAGAATCCACTGAGGCGTGATCGCGACCTGAGACTTGCCGATCGTGGTCTGGTGCGATCCGAGGGTCACGTGATCGACCCTCCGAGTGCTGGCAGGAGAGGATCATCGCCGCGCCTGGCAACGGCGAGCGTCACCGGATCGAGATCGAAGATCGGTTTGAGCCCTGTCGCGAAATACACGACCTCGTGCTCGATACCCTTCGATTCCCGCCACCCGTCCATGTGGGCGACGAGCAGCACGTCGGCGACGTGCATCATGGCCTCATCGAAAGGAAGCCAGATGTCGTGTGCCAGCGGGTTGATGCCGCCATAGATCGCCAGCGGATGGGTGTGGGCGATAGGGCTGTAGACCTTGAGGCCTTCAAGCATCAGGCGGGCGGCCAGCGCTGCCGCGTCCTCAAAGGCCTTCGTGATGCCACCGCGATACTTGCTGTAAGGTGTCGCCAGATAGCAGAGAGGCGATATGCCGTTGGCGAGAGTGAGGATGGTGCGGGCGCTCATGCGAGTAGACTCCAGATCAGCCACGCAATCAGCGACATGATCGCAGCAACGCCGCAGCGAAACAGGCCGCCGAGCGCATAGCCAAGGCCACTGAACATGCCGCCGTTCGGCCGCTCGTCTTCCCGCATTGGGATTGCCCAGGCGAAGCTCGCGATCGTAAGAAGCAGCGGCATGAGCCGCCATCCGAGTGTGATGCTGACGTTCATGCCTTGGTGCTCCATCCACGCTTCCACATGAAGGCGCAGTAGGCGGCAATATCGAGTGGGTCGCCTTTTTCCAGGTGTTCGCGCAAGTGCGCGCGGCACTCCGCTTCCCAGTCCTCCGTCAGCCAGCCGTCGCTGTAGCCGTACTTCTCTTCGGCCTTGCGAAGCTTGGCAGCGAGCGCTTCAGCGAATTCGATCACCAGCATCTTGCTGCTCGCATTGAGGCGTGCAGGCAGTCCGATTTCAAACGTATGCGTGACTTCGCTCACCATCCCCTCACCCTCCATCCGACGACCCGCGGCGCCAGGCGCACGCCGGCCTTCGCGTTGATCCATCCGCGTTCTGTCTTGCGACACGGAAATGGAAGGACCTGGTGCCCGAACACGTCGTGAGCCTGGACCTCGAGGTCCACATCCATCGGCGCGGAATCGACGTCGGGATCGAATGCGCCACCCTTGATCGTGCGCTTCGACCGTCTGGCGTTACGTTGATTGGCGATGTTGGCAAAGTGCGAGGGGGTCATGATTGCTCCCCTTTTTCGCTGAGGAGATCGACAAGGCGGTAGCCGCCGCCCTTGAGGCCGGCGATCGCCAGCCCGATCGGGATGATCCGGGAGTTGATCGGATCCTTGGTGGCCTTCACGGCTTCCGGCTTGATGCCAGCATGCTCGGCAATTTCCCGGCTGCAGATGCGCGCACCGGCGTCCGCCATCGCGGCGCGGAAGATCGCGTCGAAGACGAGCACGTCGAAGCCGCCGAGCTTGACCGCGATGCCGGCTCGCCTGATCTCGGCCTTGGCGACATTCCATTCGGCGTCGCGCCAGCGCTGTACATTCGGATCGTGGTTGCGGATGAAGTCGTTATCCCGTTCGCTGAGAGATAACGTCAGGTCGATCGCATGACGCTTGGCCACGTTGCGAAGGCGTTGCGTCGTCCACCCGAGGCGGGCGGCAATCAGTGAATCGACACTGCCGCCGGCCATCGCCTTGATGCGGGCAAGCGTGTCGAGATTGTAGGGCGCGGGCTCGCTCATGATGCACGTCTCAGAAAAGGAGGAATGTCGATGTCTTCCACTTCGATCGGATGGACAGCCGGCGACGGTTGGGCCTGGTGATCCGTCGCCGGCTCTTCTGCGGATTGCTCCGCAGGTGCGATTTCTGACTCAAGGCGAGCGGAGCGGTCGCCGATCGGGTCATCGGTCACCCGGGCGTGGGTGGGGGCGTCGACCATGTCGGTGACGTCACCGGGATGGTGGGGCTCGATGACCTCGCCCGTCTCCGGGTCGTGCTCCGGCAGTTCCGCCGTGTTTTTCGACTGGTTTCCCCAGGTGAAGAAGTTCGGCGGCAGGACGTGCTCGTCGTCCTCGCGGGCGAAGAGCTCGAGGACGGGCACGCCGCCCGTCATGTCGTTGATCATGTCGCGATAGAACGTCGGTTTCGCCGAATGCCCGCCGGCGCGCTCGCGATGGTTCGACCCGTACTTCTTGTCAATGTCCGGCTTCGGCAGGCCGCGGCCGCGCTTGAACAGCAGCAGCAGTTCGTCCTGGTCCCACGCGATCAGGCCGAGGCCGCTGTCGTCGGGAAATTCGTCGTCCGTCTTCGTCCACACAAACGCAGTGGAATAGGCGTCGAAACCCCAGCCTTGAGCGACAGCCGATGCCAGGGGATATGGCACCTTGGCGCGGCCGAGCGGCGTCTCGATTTCGGTCGGGTGCAGGGCGAGCACATGCGCCCTGGGTATCCACAGAAACAGCCATGCATCGGGGAGTACGCGTTTTGCGACTGGCATGCCGATGATCTGGTCCCAAGTCATCGTCGTGTAGTGATTTTCGTATGCCCGATTGCCGACGCCTGCTTTCCTTAACCATGCGGGGTCGGCATAGACGACCGGGAAGCGCCGGCCGGACGGTTGCAGCGCGGTCGCATCGGACAGTTCGCGAGCAAGCTGGCGGCGGCTCTCGGTGTTCCGCTTGCCCAACTCGCCCTGAATGACGCCGCTGGCGATCCTGCCGCGTTCGCGGCTCTCTATTTCAAAGCGCTCCAGCGCCCTGTCGACAGCCTCTCCGCCAAGATCGGCAAGCTTGCGGGACTGCGCCGACAGTTTCTTGTCGACGCCGATATCCTTCAGTGTCGCCGGTGAAGGTTCCGAGTCGGAACCTTCGTTTTTGCGCTGCCCGCCACGCGCGGCGATGATCCCGCGCTCTTCGGCTTGCCGCAGCATTTCGCCAAGCCGAACTTCTGCGCGGGTGCGGAGCTTGTGAGCATGGATTTCTAGGTCAAGGTTCTGCGCCACGCGCGCGACTGCTGCGATGGCTTTCGCTTCAAGATGGACGTGCATCACTTCGTCCGCCTTGACGGCCGCGGCGAGAGCGGCGCATGCGGCGTCGTATCGCGCAAGCTCGGTCATCAGAAACCCCGGTCCACTTCAATGACAGCGATGCCAATGTGCTCGATAAGCTCAGCCAGCCATATCCCGTCCTCTTCGACGTAGGGGACCGCGACGGTCAAACGCGCATTGCTGTAGTGCTGCGCGTAGCGGCGAAGCTGATTGACGGCGGCAACGATATCGGAGCCGGAGCCGGATGCCTTACACTCAATGATCTCGTTAGCTGTCACATCCAGAATGTCGATACGGCCTGCACCGCAGATCACCTGCCGTTCAACGAGATGACCGAGCCGCCCCCGGTGCTCTGCTAACGGCTTCTCAACTTGCTCGCGCTCGCGCTGGACGTTGCTCAGTTTCCGTGGCTGGTTCATTTCGGCGTCGTACTTGCGCCGGTCGGCTGACTTCACGAACCAATGCAGACTCTCTCGGACGTTTGGGTCGAATATGCGTATCGCGATCAGATCATCGGCGGGCTCTTCGCTGAACATCTCGCCGCGCGAGACCCATTCTCCGATCGGCCAGCCCGCGTGCCAAATCGTTCGATCGTCACCAAACCTAAACGCGGGCTTCTCGCCGCGGCAAAAGATGCCCTGCAGAAGCGCCACCTTCACGTAATCGCCCGCAACCTTCAGAATTTCGTCCAGGCTTGGCCCGCTCACGCCTCGGTTCCGACGCTCCCTCGCGGCGGCCGCCATTCCGTCAAGTTCGGATTTAAACTCGCGCTCTGTCATGTCACACCATCCCAAGGGCGACCAAGTACGTATCGAGGATCGCTTCCTGCTCCGCCCGTTCATCCTTGTCCTGCTTACGCAGGCGGATGACGGCACGGAGGGCTTTGGTGTCGAAGCCGTTACCCTTCGCTTCCGCGTAGACGTCGCGGATGTCGTCGGAGATGGTTTTCTTTTCCTCTTCGAGACGCTCGATGCGTTCGACGAAGGCGCGGAGTTGATCCTTGGCGAAGCGGGGGCCGGGGCCGGCGCGCTCCGAGGTGAGCGCGTCCGCAGCCTTGCGAATGCCCTCGGTCGTGGTGTGGATCGGCTCTTGGCCGGGCACTGTGATCGTCACGCTGCAGTCTTCCATCCCTCACCCCTCCCCGATCGCCCGCAGGGCGATGCCTTTGCGTCCGATCATGACCGGCATCATCAAGTCCGCCTCCGCTTCGGCTCGAACTCCGCCGCCAGCGCCTCGACCAGGCGCGCCTCGAACTGATCCGTGATGGACGAGCCTTGAATGCGCGCGGAGATCGCGGCGCTTTCCTCCAGCATGGTCGAGAGGTCCAGGCGGGCGAACACGCTCTGCAGCCGAGTGTCGACCTTGAGCCAGTCGGGATGGTCGGCGAGAACTTCGGCGGTGCCGTAGATGATCGGCGCGCGCAGGCAGTTGACCTCCTCGCCCGCGCAGCAGATGGCGCCCAGCGCCGAAATGACGATGCGGTCGGTGAACTTCTTGATCGCACGCCTGATGACGACGACGGCCATGGTTTCGCGCGGACCGATCGAACGCCAGTCTTTCGGGTAGCGCAGGATCGTCACGTTGGCGGCGCGGCAGACACGATCGACAACGGCAGCGTCCGCCTCGCCGGCCGCGAGCGAAGCGTGGTAGAGCTGCATGCTGGAAAGTTTGGTGACGGTGCCGTTGATGGCCCGAAATGCTGCCGCCTGAGTGCGCCGGTCGGCCGCGATAATTGCCGCCGGCACCTGGTCGTGGCCGCACAGTTTCGCGGCCGTGGTGCGGTGCTGACCGTCGACGATCGCGTATTTCCCGCCCTCGACCGGCGCGACCACGATCGGGGCGAACTTCGTCCAGTCGAACGATTGAGCGATCTTGCGCACATTGCCGCGCCCGACCAGCGCAATGTCCCGCTGATAAGCGGGATCGACCACAAGATCGGCGATCGCCAGCCATCGCAGCTCCGGCGCTGGCCCGAAGCTCTCGGGAATCCTGATGGCGGCGTAATTGCTGGCGTCGATCGGGCGAAGCGTGGCCATCAGATCAACCCCTTCTCTTTCGCCAGCCATGACGGCAACGACACGACAACGACACCACTGCCACGAGTTTCGATCTCGATCTTGGACTTGGGGAGCCACACCCAGGACGCGCCCGGCTTCGCCGGATCGACGACGGCAATTGCAAGCGGCCTGTTCGCTTTGGCTTCGAGCGTCAGGTCGATGATGTCCGACCGAGCATCCGCATTGCAGCGGATCGAGGTGTCGCTCGCCTCGCCGTCGCCGAAGCGTCCACGCGGGCGATCCTCGAACATGTCGAAGGTGTCGCGTTCGCGGGTCATTCGTCGTCGCCTCCGAATTCCCAGTCTTGATCGGGCGCGCGTTCGAACTTCTCGGCGGCGACCGTCCCCGCCCAGCGGGCAAACACGGGCATTTCCCCGACGGTCAGTCCGTAGGCGCTCGACTCCGCCAACTGCCCGATGAGATCGAACAGCAGAGCGGCGCGCTCGCCGATGCTGTCGCGCTTGAGAAAATCGCTGATTTCGGTCTGGACCCCGCCGACATCCACGACGAGGCGTCCGGGGCACATCACCGCGGCATAGTCCTCGCCGGACTTGACCCGCTCTTGTCTCCTAAGATCGAAGGCCTTGTCGGCGAGATCGTGTGCGCGGCCTTGCGTCGTTACCGGCGAACGCGATTCGTCGACCGTGACCGTGTGCGGATCATTCTCGCTCGCCAATTCGAACGAGCGCGCGAGCGCAAAGCTAATCGCCTCCTGTTGTCCTTTGGGTGTCAACACGAGATGCTCGCGGTCCATCAGCCGCTCCGGCGAAACCGCGACATAGCCGCTCTTCGTCAAGCGATTGACGATCGCTTGCGACAGAATGAGGTTGCCGCGCCACGTGTTCAGTGACCATCGCTTGTCGTCGATGCGCAGGCACGGGCTGCCGCAGATGTCGAGGAGAACGGCGCCGATCGGCCCAACACCGATCATGAACTTATAGGCTTGCTTGCTCATTCGAGACGCCCTCCCCTGATCGGGTCGCGGACCGGGAACGGGGCGAGGTCGGGATCGTCAAACGCAGCCGGATCGGCAGCGGCAAGCACCTCGCCGAGATCGCGCTTCCACTCGGCGCCGCACCACTCGCACTTGAACCCGACCACGCAATCGAGATCGCGATCGACCACATGGATGACGTGATCGGAGCCGCAGGTTGGGCAGAGTTTGGTACCGGTCATGTCCGCACCTCCGGAAAATCCGAGTGCTCGACACCATCGAGAAGACGGCCGGCGGCGCGCTTGCCGACGCGCTGCGCCCACGCTGCAACGGGAAAGTATTCGTCGCGACCGCGCGAACCGCCGACATGCAACGTGCCGTCGGACTCCCACATCACGTAATTCCGCGAGGCGAGGCCCCGCGAAACATCGCGCGGACCCCAACCACCATCCTGCCAGTGAGCGACTTTTCGAGCGTTGTCGGTTGGCCACGGGTCGTTCTGCCCCGGCAGCCAAGAACCCCACTGTTTGAAATAGAACGGCACGCCTGCCGCCTTGCACTGGTCGCGAAGATCCCGCGCCCATCGGGGATGCATGGGGCGGGCGTGGGAGCCGGACTCGCCGCCGACTATGACCCAGTCGAGGGATGGCGCGGAGACAGGCTCGGAGCTGCATCTGGACGCCGCCCCCGCCTCGCACCACCTGGTGGAGTTATCGAGAGCGTTGAGACGCATATGCCCGCCGCAGCACTGCTCTGCTCCGCATTGTTCCGGGTCGATCCGCTCCGCTGGCAGATTTGTCAAATCGATCGCCCCCAACAATGGCTCGCACGATACGAATCGCACCGCCGCCGGAGTCGCCAGGAGATCGGGAATACGTTCGTCAGCGCGCTGCTGATCTTCGGCGGAGACGCCGAGCCAGACGTTGGGGAGAGGCCAAGCGATGTCAGGATCGGCGCCGTTGCACCATTCGCGCATCCGAGCGGAGCGCTTTGTCAGAACCTGGAAGGTGTGATGCTTTGCGCGGCGCATGACTTCAAACACGCGCTCGATCCATTCGTCGGGGATCGACTCGTGGAACAAGTCGGACATGGAGTTGACGAAGATGCGGCGCGGGCGCTTCCAGCGCAGCGGCAACGTTAGAATATGATCCGGGGCCTGCACGACCTTGCCGGTCCACACAGGCTTTAGGTTGACGGTTTTCGTAGTCCCGAAGTAGTGCGTCTGCGGGACAACGGGATCTTCGCCTGTCGGCGCCATGCGTTCGATGCGTCGCGCGGTCGACATCGCGTAACAGTTTGTGCAGCCCGGACTCACGACCGAGCAACCCACGATCGGATTCCACGTCGCATCCGTCCACTCGATCCCGGTCTTGTCAGCCAATCTCCCCTCCCCGTGTCAGGGGCGCCGGGAACATGACCGGCTGGGAGATGAAATCCCGCTCCGGCCGTTGCGCCTGGTGGATCGCGGACGGAAGGTCGTCGTTGATGGCGGCCATGGCGTCCGGTTCGGAGTCGTTCTCACGCTCCGCCCGGAAGAGCGGAGACACCATGGCGTGGAGGCCTGCCGCCATCAGCATGACAAAGCCGACGACGATGGCCGCGCATGTGCAGGCGCCGACGATGGCAAGATAAACGATGGCCTCGCCGAAATTCTGGCCAGTGATGATGACGTCGCGCATTGCGGTCACCGCTTGGTCTTGCGGCGACGGGCGGGCTTGCGTCGAGGCGCGAGCACGCGCTCGGCAAGTGCTTCCAGCTCGCTGCCGATCTCAGTCGCGGTCACCGGCACCGGCTGGGCGGCCGTCAAGTCCGGCTCACCGAACCAGCCGCAGACTGGCCGGCCGCTCTCGTTAAGCCACCTCAGGAGATACAGGTCCGAATCGCCGGAGACATCGGGCGCCTCCATGACATCCGTCGTGCGCGGCGTCGACACCACCCCCTGCACGCCCTTCTTTCCCGGCACATTCACGCGCTGACCGAGCGCGAAGGCAAACGCTTTCCATGCCATGTTGAAGCACCCCCCGTGCTATCGCCGGAAAAGGCCGGCGGGCCTTACGCGTAGAAGATTTGTGGACTATGACCGCCGCACTCGCGAGCGGGCATCACTGGTGATCAGACGCTTGCGATTGTTGCTTGATCGTCAGGCAGATTTGGTCGATGCCGGCGATGAAAGTCGTGAACGCGCCGCCGGCCGCCACGATCGGCAGTTCGAAGCCGAGCCCAAGCGCGATGATGACGACGCCGAAAGTCGCGGCAACCGCATTCACGTTCCAGGGCCATCCCTGCGTGCTCAACCCACCCTCCCCTTGCTGATTGAATCTCGCGGGCCGGGCTTGATTCCGGCTCCCCAGGTCGTCGCGACCTCTGGCCTACCCTCACAGGGCCGCTGCATCGGCTCATCGCGACATTCGCCGGTCAGCAAGACGCCCACAGGCGCGTGTCCTTCCACGCCGCCGCGAGAACTGAATTCGTGGGGAGGACCAGGACGCCGCCGGGCGATCCTCCCCTGAATGCGTGGCGCCACGGTCGCGCCGGTGACCGCCCTGCCGTGCCGCGCGATGGCGGAGCTGGCGTCCTTGCATGAGGATCGGCGCGCCGGATCGTCGCAAGCCGCGAGGCCGCTACCCTTGCTTGTCGCCCAGCTAAGAGGGGCGCGCGCCGAACTGTGAATTGATGCCGGGCAAGAGTGGCGAGCGTCCCCGCCCCTCCCCTTCATCGGCGTCCGGGTCCGCCGGCGTGAGATATCCGCTGACCGGGCGACTCTCACGCTCGCCGTTCCGATCAGCCCCGTGACGGCTTGCGCCGGCATGGGATCGTGCTTGCTGCACTCAGGGTTCGTTGTGCGGATTCGCATCATGCGTCACCCGCTCGGCAGTCGAGATGCTTGATTTTGGCGTCGGAGGCCACCCATGCGCGTCGAAGCTCTTCGGTTTGAGCTTCGGAAAGACGGCCGCGCCACGTAAGGACATCAGCGGTCTTGCTCTCCCGCATTTTCTTGATGTCTTTCATCCGCATGCGCCCGCCGACCTCGCACCATCGAGCGATGTCCTCCCACCAGTGAGCGCGCTGGCGATCGGCCTTCGCGAGCGCAATCCATCGGTCGGCACGCCAGTTGGCGAAGCGGGCGACGAGATCAAGGATCACCGGCGTGCCCTCCTGGCAAAGGGGAGATCGTCTTGCGCGGCGCGGCTCGCTTCGCGCTGGCGTTTGCGCTCTTCGTAGGCGCGCTCTTCCTGTTCGGCTCGGGCATCCTCGAAGCGGCGTTCGAGATCGCGCTGCCACACGGCACGCGTAGCCGGCGGAATGCGCTCCCACATCTCATCGAGCACCTTCGCGCCCAACATCGGATCGATGGCGAGCACCTTGAAAAAGTGCTGCATATCCATTTCGCGGGTGTCGGACTGCCAGTATTCGACGGTGCGCTTGCCGCAAGCGATCTCGTCGGACACATCCTCCGCCACCTTGCGGAGGAAGCGTTGCGCAATCCGCATGGCTGCGGCTGCGAAGAAATTGTTGCGCACGTTCGTGCGGAAAGCACCGCACGTATTTGCGGAATCGAATTTGAGTGTGGCTGCCGTCGCGGCGTATCGTTGCGTCATGCAGCGGCTCCCTGGTGCGTATCGCTAAGGCCGCCCCCTCCGGCGAATTGCCGGGGCGCCGCTGCAACCGAGTTCATCGAGACGAGAGACGACGCGATGCCCGACCTGACCTTCATCCTCACCGGCGCCGACGCCTTCGACCTGGCGATGGTGATCGCGTGGGTGGTGGTGATGGTGATGGGCGCGTCGGTCGTGACACGGGAGGCGTGAACCATGGGGACGACGACGATGAAGCCCCTTGTGCAGCCCTCGCCGGCTGGGATGGAATGGGTGTGGGCCGCCATCGGCTTTCGGTTGATGCGAGATGACCCGCGGCCGTTGCACACGGCAGCGGCCGGACGGCGGGGGTTAGGCCCCGCTGCATCAGCCGACGGGAGGCCTTGCCATGCGCTCACATGGCAGAGGGCCGAAGGACGTGCTGGTTCCGAGGTATCGACGCTGGGTCCGCGGCAAGCTGCAGGGAGTGTCACAAGCACTCCGGGCAGCGAACCACAGGCGGTCCCTGCGAAAGTCCCGGGATCAGCTGTCCTTTGCCTTCGAACGCCGGGGCTCATGATCCCGGCATGCCGATGGCGGCTCACCTCTGGATTTGCGCGAGCCGCCACAGCCCAACGTCGCATGCTCTGGAGGTCCGGCGCGACGACGGGGCTCACACCCCCGGCAGGACGGTGGCGGCTCACCTGGTGGGAACGGGCCATCATGACGTGCCCTCCCGTGCGTCTTGACGATCGAGGGCAGCCTCGATGATGTCGAGACAGCGCATCTGGTGCCGCAGATCGATCGCAATTTGGGTAATCGCAGCGCGTTGCGCGCGGATTTGCTCGCGCGCCCACGCGCGGGTGGATGCCTTACGGGCCAACTCCAAGGGAATGACGACGGCGCTCATGAGCACCTCCCGCGGAGGTGCGGCGCCCCGAAGGCACGGGAGGCGTGACATGCACGCCCGGAATCCCGCATCATCGATCTGTCGAAAGGACCGACGGCATGGAGATCGAGTTCAAAATCTCGATCATCCTGTCCGACCGGGCCCGCGAAGCGCACAAGGTTCGCGCCGCACAGCAGGTGTTGTTGATGATGGCGGCGGAGATCGTGCGCGCGAGCGCGAGCTGGGATGGACGGGTAAAGGACGCCGACCCGAAGGCCTGAGGCCGCGAATTTTTCGCCGGCTGGCCCGACGTCACCGGCTGGCCCTCGACACAACCCAGGATTATGGAAGGCCGGATAGGGCTGTTTTCGCCACTTTAATGTGTGGATGGCGGCCGGCGTTGATGGACCATAAACCGACGCCAGGGTACGAGAGCGGCCCGGATATAGATCAACAGCAACCGGATGTTTTATGCCGCAGCGGCACGCGACCACGCCGGAACGTGGCGCACAAATACCTGAAATTACCGTTAAGTTGCAGATGGTTACGCCCGCTTTCCGCTTGCGGCTCACAGCCGCGCGTGAAGGCGATACCGGCAAAGTTCCATGGGGGTAGCATTCCGCACGGAGTTTCAACGTGCGGGAGTGTTGGGAATGCCGAATCTTGCCGATTGCCCCAATGCGCCGTTGGCGCAACGAGGGCGGCCGCCGCAGTACTTCGTCACCGAGCTGGCGGCCTTCAATATGACCAAGGAGATCGTCGCGCTTCGCTTCAACGGATGCGAGGCGTCGGAGCCGGCGCTCGATATGGTCGCGCCGCACTCCTCTTTCCGAAAAATGCGCGCGAAGATCGCTCTGTTGATGAACGAGAACAATGTTACGGCGCTGGTCGCAGCGCCGGTTGTCGACATCCTGGCAAGCGAAGCCCTGCCCATCGTGCGGCGGGCCGGCATGGTGTGTCTCGCCTTCCGGCGCGGCGACCAGATCACAACGGTCGCTCTCTCCCCATCCGCTTTCGAGGACTTGTCGCGGCAGATCGTTGCAGGCCCGCCACCCAGCCTCTTGAGCTGATCGCATCATCCGACCTGCTCCGGGGTGAGATTTGCTTTTTCCGGTCGCGGAATGTCTGCCGGCCACGGCGCGTCCTTCGGCCAGTGGTCGGAGAACCACGTGATCGCCTCTTCAAGGCGCCTCACGCCAATGTCGCGGCCCGCCCGAAGCTCCCGAAGGCGCTTACCGTCCTTCATCACCCGAGTTGAGATGGTCGCCTCAGCAAGGCCCGTCGCCTTGCGGTAAGCGTCCACGAGAGAGAGGAAATGGTCGAGGCGAATCACCATGGCGGCGACGAATATGCGGTACATGTACCGTTTTCGTCAACGGTGCATGTACCGCTAGCCTGGGGATTGTTGCGCGGTGAATATCCCGCAATGCCCACAGCATCAAACCGCACGATTTTGGCGCGAATTCACGAAGCCCTTGAAAGGAAAGGGATGTCGGCCCGCGCCGCCTCTCTCAAGGCGGGTTTAGGGGCGGATGCCATCCGCAACTTGGAGCGCGACGAGGCAATTTTACCGCGCATCGACACCCTGGAGCGGCTTGCGCCTGTTCTCGGCTATGACCCTGCCGTTCTGGCCTGGGGAGCCGCCCGCAATACCCGGCGCAAGGCAAACGCCCCGAAATCCGTTGCCGTTATTGGCGAAGTTGCCGCCGGCCTGTGGCATGACACCGAGGGAAGAGACGAGCGCGAATACCCCCAGCATCCAATTTCCTTCGACGAGCGGTACCCGCCAGAAGCTCAATACGGGCTCGTGGTGACGGGAACCTCCATCAACCGAGTGGCCGCTCCAGGCGAAATCCTTCACTGCGTCGACGTCGCGATTGCTGGGCTAAGTCCGAGCGAGGACGATTTGGTGATTATCGAGCGGCGCCGAGCGCAAGCCGGCCAAAAGGAGGTCACCGCAAAGCGGTTTCACCGCGGCCGAAACGGCAAGATCGAGCTGCGCCCGGATTCGACCGACAAGCGATGGTCCGAGCCTGTGGTTTTCGATCCGCGCCAGGCGCCCGACGGCGAAGAAGTTGCGGTAATCGCCCTCGTGATCGGCATATATAAGCCCCTGACTCGACCCTAAGTAAATGCCTTTCCCGTTGATTTCTCGCATAGATTGCAGGAAGCTGTTTGGCGGGCTGGAGGGAAATGTGTCATGCGTACCATCATGGTGGCGGCGCTCGGGATAGCATTGGCGGCTTGCGCCGGCCGCGATCCGCAGCCGATCGCAACGGTCCAGATGACGGACCAGACAGCGACCTGCACGCAAATTCAGGCTGAAATTCTGGCAAACAATGAACGGGTTAAGGGGTTGGCCGACGAGCAAGGGCTTAAGGTCGCCCAGAACGTTGCCGCCGGCGCCGCTGGCCTGTTCATCTGGCCCATCTGGTTCGCCATGGATTTCAAGGACGCTGCAGGCAAAGACGTTTCGGCGCTACAGGCCCGTCAGCAGTACCTGACAATGCTGGCGACGGAGCGCTGCGCCCCGCCTCCGGCGCCATCTGCGCCCGCCCCCGCCGCGAGACGCGCGCCGTCCCGATAGCGACTTCACCTTTCCCCTTACCCGGGGTCAAACGATGCCGCATGATCCACATGCGGTACATATACCGTTTTCCTCTTGACACGGTATATGTACCGCATAGAATGCTTCACGTGAAACACACCACGTGGAGCCGCAGATGCCCGCCACCATCACCAGCCTCACCCACACCGCCCGCATCGCTTTGGCGATCCATGGAGCGCTTCAAGCCTCCGGGCGGATGAAGCGTATCGCGCTCGAGCAACGGCTCGCCGACATGCTGGGCACCTCCTTCACCGATCAGGACTTCGAGGCCGGCGTCGCGGCGCTGGGGCGGAAAGTCATTCGGGTGCGTGGGCAGGGCGGGTTTTTCGCGCTGTCGTGAGGCGACCTGAAATCGACACACCGAACACTCGGGGAGTGGGGAAGATGGGGATCAACTCAGCACAGGATCACGGTTTTCAAATGGAGCCGTTCGGGCTCGATGTCGCCATCGGCGACACTTTCCGCCAGTGTTGTGCGCTTGGCATTTCTGAGTACGAGGTTTGGCGCCGGCACCGCGATGTCGGCTATTTCGAGTGTGTGTTCCGTCGATGGGTGACCGACGTGCCCGATTTTCGGCAGGGCTTCGTCAACTCTATCCGGGTCTTCTCGCGCGCACAGATCATTGATGCGATGAGGGCCGCATAATGCCCTCCCCTACCCGCACCATCGCCCGTTCCGCCTGTCGGTTGATCCGCACGGCTCACCGCCTCGGGGGCGTCGCCGCCGAGCTTCGCGCCGCCGGCTACATGACCGATGCAGAGACGATCCGGCTCAAAGCTACCGACCTTGCCGCCATCGGACGGAAGATCAACGGCCGGGCTTCCCTTGAAGCCCAGATGGCTTTGATCGCCCAGGCGATCGCCGGGCATGACCGGAGGGCACAGGCATGACGCCCGCCACCCACATCGTCGACGTCCGGGACGCAGGCCCCAGCCCGTTCATCGCCACCACAGCCGAGCAGGCTATCGCGATGATCGAACAGGCCACGGAAGTGATCGTGTGGGCGCGCGATCCCAAGGGCCGCCCGATCGGTTTTCGCATCGACAAGGACGAGGCCGCCTCGACCATCCGGCTCACGACCGGTTACCTCGCGCTCGGCTTTCCCAAGGTCGAGGCGGCCTCCGTTGACGGCCACACTGTCTGGATCGGGTGACGCCATGCTCGCACGCACGCCACAAACCCAGCCGAACGAGGAATACCGCATCTCCGGATCGGTCATCCGCAACGGCGTTAAGGCCAAGTTCAAGGCGACCTGGCTCGGCGACACCGTCGGCAATTTCGTGGTCGAGATCACCGATCACTTTGGCGAGCGCACCACCTGCGAGTTCGTCTCCGAAGCGGAGGTGTGGGCGCAGATCGGGATCGGCGTCGCCGTGGCGACGGACGAGGCCCGGCAGGTGATGAAACAGACAACGGAGTATGGCACGTGAGCAAGCTTCAAGGCGATCCCGGCTATCGCGCTGGCTGGTGCATTCACTATCGGCCGCCGACTGGATTTGGTCCGGGCGGAAAAGGCCACGACGATTGCGAAGCAGGCGTCCGCTACGACACCTTTGCCCAGCCTCGGATAAGAACGCAACCCTGCTTTCTGACCGACAAGGGCGAGAGCAAGCCCGACGCCCTGCCGTGCGAGAAGCTGCGCCGACCGACGCCGGAAGAAATTGCAGCCCATGAAAAGTGGAGTGAGGATCGCATGGGCGCGTTTGGCAAGGTCATGACAACCATCCTGCCATGGCGCAAGGCCAACAAGGGCAAGAACGCCAGGACGACGATGGACTGTCCCGCCTGCGGCGCCGCGCAATCTCTTCACCTTTCGATTTCCGCTTTCAACGGACACGTGCACGGCCGATGCGACACTGCCGGCTGCGTTACATGGATGGAGTAGGCGACGTCATGGACAAACTCAGCCGACCTCGCCGCGAACTTCTACAAGCTCTTGTGAAAGCCGGTGGCTCCCTCAAGGCCCGGCAATTGACCGTTCCGGCTCGCGGACTGGCGACGCGAATGCAGAGCGACGGTTTGGTGCAATGGGAGAAACCAACACTCGACGAGTGCCTCGCGGGCCTTGGCCAGTCGCTTCACATCACCGACGCCGGCAGAATCATCTTGATTTCGGAGTAACCGCGTCATGAGCTACATCACCGCCCGCCTCGCCGGCATCCACACCAAACCGCCCGCGTCCGCCCCGATCACCGAGGCCGTCTACAGGACCGGCGAGGAGATGGCCGCCGACCTCAACGATGCCCAGCGTTATGGGCTGCTGGTGGTGCGGGGCGGCGAAGCAGCCGGCAAGCTCCGCGCCGTCATGGACGCGATGGGATGGCCGGCGCCGGGCGACGCCGACTGGCACGGTCTGCGCCGCCTCGGCCTGGTGCAGCGCCGCCGCGACAGTCTCTATCACGACCTCTTGCCCAAGGGCCTGACTGCAGCGACAGCGATCACACGGGACCTTTGCCGCAAGTTCAACGTCCACGTCCTCTACGTCCAGGAGCGCAAGCCGGGTGTCGCCCGCAACGGCCATTGCTCGTGTGGACTGATGCGGCATACCGAAATTCACGGGACCGACGGCAGGGTCGAGGCCAAGTTCTCGCACCACGTCGCCCAGATGCGCCGCGACCCGGGTGGCTACGAATCCGAGCGGCGCCAGCAAGCCATCATCGACAGCGTCGCCGAGATGGGCGCCGAGGCGTGGCACCAGTTCCAGGAGCGTCGCCATGCTTGACCGCTTCCCCGACTCCGCCCTCGTCCCCGCTACTCTTCTCGCCGCCATCCTCGCCATGGGCGCGATGATGGTCCCGAGCGCGAACAAGGTGATCGCCTACATGACTTCCCCGGCCGGCATCGAACCCCACTCCATGCCGGCACCCCGGGCCGGCGTCGCGTTCCCCAGCGCGACGCCGGTCTCGATCACAGAGGCGAGGTGAAGCGATGGCGATCAGCAGATCGAGGAGCCGCACCGCGTTGTCGGTGTTGTCGGAGCGCGCGGAAATCGAAGTTCTGATCGAGGCACACCGGACGGCGATGTATCGCGCCGCCGAAAACGAAGAATACCAGGATGCAGCCGCCCACCAAGCTCGCATCGAAGAATTGAGCGATATCGCCAAGACGCCGCTTCCTGGACCTGACGAGGATGCCGCCCATGCTGAACCCTGATTCCAAATCCATCCCCCTCGCCACCATGAGCGAAGTGCAGGAGAAGACGGCGGATCAATTCATTCGCGCTACGGCGGTCGGCACCAACCTGCGCGCCTTTGCGAAGATTGCGGACCAGCGCGGAAACGTCACCGAGGCTGCACGTTATAGAACTGTGGCCAGGATCATCGATCGCCAGCGCTATCTACTCACCCGCCTCTCCCACTTCATGCGCCGCTGCAATCCCAACAGGCTCAAGCCTGGAGAGGAACAAGTCTCCGACGGCGAATGGAACGCAATGGAGGCGGAGGTGAACGCGGCGATCGGCGGGGCGCCGAACCGCACGGAGATGGACCATGGCTGACCCCGCAACCGCCCTCGCGTTTCAGATCCCGTCGCTCCCCTTCTCGATCGCCGCTGCGAGGATCGAGCAGCGTCTCGCGATCGAAACGACCGCCCGCAAGATCGATCGCGGCGCCCTCCATCTGGTCGACGACGACGATAACCCGCTCCACTCACTTTCATCCTCGCTGATGTACGGCAGCCCTCCCGATGCCGGTGACGGCGACGTCTACAGCCTTCGAGTTCCATGCTGCCCGGCACGTCCGGAAGGACTGACATGTGAGCCGATGGATACGAAGCCGGTGTGTCGCTGGTGCGGGGCGAGGTGGGTCTAGGTGGCCGCCTATTACAACGAGATCGATCCCTATGCAGCGCAATGGCTTCGCAACCTCATCAGCGCCGGACACATCGCCCCTGGTGACGTCGACGAGCGGAGCATCGTCGACGTCCGAGCCGACGACCTCAAGCCCTACACCCAATGCCATTTCTTCGCCGGCATCGGCGGATGGAGCCTCGCCCTACGTCTCGCCGGATGGCCTGACGACCGACCTGTTTGGACAGGCTCTTGCCCCTGCCAACCGTTCTCAGCCGCCGGAAAAGGCAAGGCGGCCGATGACGAACGCCACCTGTGGCCTGCGTGGTTTCCTCTCATCCGCGAGCGGCGCCCTGCAATCGTTTTTGGAGAGCAGGTTGAGGCGGCGGTTGGATGGGGCTGGCTCGATCTTGTTTTCGCTGACCTGGAAAGCGAGGGCTACGCCTGCGGGGCGGCCGTATTGCCAGCTTGCAGCGTCGGCGCGCCGCACATCCGACAGCGATTGTGGTGGGTGGCCGACGCCGACACGAGACGAGGCAGGCGGGACGCCGGAACAGTTCTTGGCGCGCAAGGCGAAGCTGGACGGCGCGTGCGGGGTGACGTTGACGGCGCTCAATCTGGTGGTGCAACTCGCGACTTGGCCGACGCCCCAGGTGAGCGACGGGACGGGAGCGAACTCGCCGGAGCGTCTGCAAGAGCGGCGGGAGAACGCACCGAAGCGAGCGAGCGGCGGACCTCCGGGATTTGCGAACCTTCGGGATGCAACCCAACTGGCAACATGGCCGACACCCCGATTTTCGGACGCAGACAAGAACGTGAGGACGCCGGCCGGCGCGGCGAAGGAACTGGAACGCAAGCCACACGGGGCGGACCTGGTGACGGTTGCGCTGGCGGTTGGATGGGCGACGCCGCAAGCGCGGGACCACTTCCCAGCGCACACGGACGAGTACCTGGAGAGGAAGAGGAAGCAGCACAACAATGCTGGCGGGATGGGCGGCGACTTGCCGGACCAAGCGGCGCGGATAGCGCCTTGGGCGACTCCGACACATCGCGACTATCGCCACGCAAACGCGGAATCATACGAGAAGAGAGGGGGGGGCATGAAGGGCGAGCAGTTGAACAACCAGGTCATTCACCATGGTCCGACCTCGAATGGCTCCCCTGCAGCGACGGAAAAGCGCGGCCAACTAAACCCGGCCTTTTCCCTCTGGCTCATGGGATACCCGGACGCGTGGGAAAGCTACGCGCCGCAGGCAATGCGATCGTCCCGCAGGTCGCGGCCGAGTTCATTGCCGCCGTCATCGGAGATGATCAACCCATAACCCCCATCTCCCCACAGAGAGAGGAAGGATAGATATGGGCTGCCATCCGAACATCACGGCGACCAAGTTTCCGAAGCAATCGAAGGTCGGCGAGCCGTGCAAGGTGTTGTTTCACTACGGCGCCGGCGGCGAGGCGCGGGGCGTGATCGTCCGCGACGACGTCGGGGAACCATGGATCGGCATCATCAAGCTCGATGACGGCCGGCACATCCTGTTCACCGAATGCCAGTATCAGCCGCTGTCGCTGGCGTTGCCGAAAGGAAGCGCCTGACGATGACCCTCACCTCCCGCCAGCGCGAAGAGCTTTACGACCTCTGCCGCGGCGAGGCGGAATATCCGACGTGCAACATTTGCGGCGGATTGATCCTGAAGGGGCAGCGCTGGCACGAGAGCCACAATCCCTTGCTGCCTGGGGCGATCGGCGGCGAGGTCACCGGCATCGCACACGAGCGCTGCAACTTGCGCCACAACAACCTTCACGACACCCCGCTTGTCGCCAAGGTCAAGCGCCAACGCCAGCAGGATATCGGCGCCTACGTCAAAGCGCCGACGTCGCGGCCGATGCCGGGCTCCAGGCGCAGCGGAATCAAGATGTTCATGGACCGCCGCCGCCAGCCCATCTGGCGAGACAGCGGGCGGCCGGTCGGGAGGGAGAGATGAACGCACCTTTCACCGACACCCCGGTCAAGTGCTCGTTTCTTCTCGATCACCGCTACACGTCGACGACGATTGAACTGTGGGTGTGGCAGAATTTGATGCGGATGGCCGGCGAGCGTGGCTTGTCGCGGCAGGCCTTGATCCAGGAGATTCACGACCGCCGGCGGCGTGGCGTTCGCCTGTCGGTCGCGCTTCGCGCCGCCGTAGCGGAAGATCTCATGAGAAAGGCGTTCGGCGAGGCATCGCCGACGTTAGTGAGGTGTTTTTGCCAGTCGACGCGCCCCGTCGACAAACCGAAGGAGACTTGTAATGCGTACTCCTGACATCGAGATCCTGAGTAACCCTTTCATCCTTCATCCAAGCGGCCGTATCGGCGCCGACATGGAGACGATCACCCGGGTAATCGCCGAAAGCCCGATCACGGCGCCGACCGGAGTCGTCTTCGACGGCACGCTGGCGAGCCTGATCCGCTGCTACCAAGCCGATCCGGACTCGCCGCTCAAAGACACCCGTTACAAGACGCGCCTTTTCTACGACTCGATCTGCCGCCGGCTGACGGCTGATTGCGGGAGCGAGCGCCTTGCGGACTTCGACGTCCGCCGCGTCAAGCGTCTTTATGAGGGATGGTCGGCCGACGGAAAGGTGACGATGGGCCACACCTGCGTCGCCATGCTGCGCATCGTGCTGACCTACGGCACCACCTATCTGCGCGATCCGGCGTGCCGCGACCTTCGCCTGCTGCTGCACGACATGCGGTTCAAGATGCCGGCGCCCCGGCGCGAACGACTCACCGCCGAGCAGGCGACGCTCATCCGCGCGCGGGCGCACAAGGTCGGTCGTCACAGCGTAGCGCTCGCCCAGGCGATCCAATTCGAGTGCATCCTTCGCCAGAAGGACGTCATCGGCGAATGGGTGCCCGATAGCGAGCCGGTCGCCTCCGACATCCATCACGGCGGCTTCAAATGGATCAGGGGCGCTCGCTGGAGCGAGGTCGACGCGGATCTCGTATTGCGCCACACGACGTCGAAGAAGCTTAAGGACGTCGAGATTGATCTGACGCTCGCCCCAATGGTGATGGAGGAGATCGATCTTTTGCCGACGTCGGTGCAAGCGCGCCGCGGCGATGGTGGCCCAATCATCGTCGCCGAGAAGAGCGGGTTGCCGTGGCTTTCTGGCGAATTCAGGCGCATCTGGCGTCTGATCGCGCGCGACTGCGGCATCCCCGACAGCGTTCGCAACATGGATACCAGAGCCGGCGCGATCACCGAGGCGACAGAAGCTGGCGCGCCAATGCTTGCGATCAAGCAGGCCGCTACGCATAGCCAGATTTCAATGACTGAACGCTATGCGCGGCCAGGCCCGAAGGCGTCAGCAGAGGTCGCGCGCTATCGCGTCGCGCATCGAAACGTCGGCAGCAGTATGAACTAGGGCATAGGAACATGACGGTCGCCGAGGAGATCGAGTATCGACGCGATAAGGAGCGCGAGGCCGTGCGTCTCGCCGCGAAGTACGTCAAGACGGAGAATTACGACGACGCAGCCAGTTGCTATAGAGCGGCGGCGTTCCATCGAGCGATCCGTCTGCACCTCGAACAGCGCAAGCGGCGCTAACCAGAGCATAGCGAGGAACCAGGGACTAGATGGAAGATGTCGAAGGCCAACAGGAAACTGACGCCGATCGGGAAGACCAGACAGAAATTGGAGCGCATATGGAACGCAAGACTCTTACGTACCGAGACGGGCTCGAACGAGCGGCCGAAGAGGTCCAGATCGTATGCGACCGGCTCGATAAGCCAAAACTCGGAGAAATCATAGCTTCGTGGGTCCGTGGCCTACCGGACGATCCGACCGCTTTGCACATAGGGACGCCGGCGCAGAAACGTGATTAACCCAGAGCAGCACAATGACGCCAGAAATCGGCACGTTCAAAACTGTCTACATCTGGAAGCGCACAGGAGAGTTGCGCCAACGGATGCACGTCTGTGATCTGGGGATGATGCAGCAGACTCCTATACTGGAACAAGCGTGGATCTGCGAGCAAACCGGCGAGACTGAGTGGCGCCGCGTTCCCATAGTTAAGCAGTGCGACTGCGAGCAGAGGTGATGGAGCAAAGGAACGAGGCGATGGCAAGGGGCGACACCACGTACAGCGATGAAGTTCCTGGAGCCAGGGGCAATTACGGCTGGCCAGCTACGTTCGACCTTACGGACGGATACCTTGGCATCACTCAATTCGAAGGCGACACCGTGAAAGATCGCGTGTTGCTGTCCCCGCGACAAGTCGCGGCGCTTGTCGCCTTCGTGTCGAAACGAAAGTGATGGAGCATTAAGGCAAATGCGCTCGCTAGACCTTTTCTCGTGCCTTGGCTTCCACGCTATCGGATTCGAGCGGGCCGGCATCAAGACAAGGGCGTTTTGTGAGATTAACCCCTACAGGCGAATGCAGATCAGGCGCAGATTTCCAGGGATCGAGGTCGAATGTGACATACGAGATTTCTACTATGATGGGACGCCATCCGCTGACATCGTCATCGGCGGCCCACCCTGCCAGCGAACAAGCGTCGCCGCCGCAATCCACGGCAAACGAACCGGTGAAAGCCTTTGGCCATACATGCTCACTGTCGGACAGTGCAGCGGCGCCGATTGGTTTGTCGTGGAGCAGCCCCCTGGAAACGCGTCGTGGGAAGCCGAAGTCGCTTGTGACCTTTCCAAGACTGGCCGCCACGTCGCCCGATTTGAGTTCGGCGCTTGCGACGTTGGTGCGCCTTATCTTCGCCGGCGAGTGTTCTTGGTTGCCAGCTCCAGCCTGCCGCGATTGGAGGTCGCCAGGCAAGCGCTCCCATCCGCGATTGCAGAGGTCAAGAGGTCAGCAAATGCCAGAGGTGATTGGAACCCGCATCAGCTCGCAACTCTACCAGTGGATGCTCGGAGTGCCGGTGAGTTCGATCAGGGCCACGCGAGCCGAGAACGGCGGGAGTTGATCGAGGCCCTGGGCGACAGCAATCCGCCGCATATGGCGGAAGCGATCGGTCGCGCGATCGTCGCGGCAAACCAGTGTTAACCTGAGGATATGAACGACGGTAGACGGTGGGTTGGTTGGCGCGTTTCTGACCCATTCGTGACAGGCTCGGCGGGCGGCCCCGTTAGCGTGAATCTCTGTGCTGGCCAGTTTTCACAGGGAAGAGCGCAAAAGCCCGCATAAATTCAGAGTTAACGGGAGATCAACCACAATGAACGACGAAAATCTACTTAAGCAGCTCGACGAGTTTGTGAGCGAGCACATGCGCGCCGACCACAAGACAGCGGGAGAATGTCTCTCCAAGAAAGACGATATCGGCGCAAACTGGTGGGGTGGGAGGTGGAACGGCCTCTCCCTCGTCAAGGACTGGATCGCGGAGAAGCGCAGCTAACGGAACATTCGCGATGAGTGAAGCCATCGAACGAGCTGCTGCCGCGATAGGTCTTGAACTCGGTCCTCCGGACTGCTGCGGGCCGTGGACTGAAAGCTACCGGCCTCATGTGAAGTGGCCGGACGACTACTCCAAATCTGAACGAGCGAAACTGCGTTCTGCCGCTGCAGCCGCTTTGATGGCCGCGAACGTCATTCATCAGTAGGTTGGGAGGAGATCGTGAGTGGCGCCAAGAAGATCATCGAAGGACTAGAGGACGCGATAGCGGGCAACATTGAGCGCGCAACCTTCTTTGGTATCGACTTCGGAAGTGGGGATATGGGCGCGCTCCGTTGCCCGCGGTGCGGCTCTCCGAGCTCATGGTCGGCACCAGATCCCGCCCCGTCGCATTGCTGGGATTGCGGCATCGAATTCCGGTTTCGATAGGAGCACTAACGATGACGCAGGAACAACCTGAGATCCGAACTATGGTTTGTCCGTACTGCGGGTACATATGCCGGACAGCGTCAATCGGGGCCGTCCATTGCGGGCCGCATATATCGTCTTTCGGCGGCAACTTTTATCCAGCCGTGCGAATGGTCGAGAAGAACGCCGTTGCCGGTGAGATAGTTGGGGAGTCGAAGCCGTGACCTCAGATGACAAAACATTCGACGTTGTGGTCAGGGTATACTCCTTCGTCGTGCTCGCCGCGGGTATTGGACTTGGATGGATGATCCGAGCCGCCCTGTATTGATACCGAGGTAGTGAAGGAATCGAAGCCATGAACATGGCGACCGCGCCCGAGATCGAGGTTGACGAGGACACGTTGCGCCTACGGTGGGCTGGCGATGGCGAGAGCTTCACAATTGTGATCGAAAACGGTCGCGCCTTGGCCGTCAGTTGCAAGCTTGACCCGGCCAGCGCGTTAATCCCATGGAGCATTGCGCTCCCCGACGGCCTCATCCGAGTTGACGAGAGTGCAGTTGTTTCCTGATTAACGAGGTTTGCGATGGATGCGGAGACTATGGCCGCCTTCGGTGCATCAGAAAGCGCCTGCTACAAGTGGCCTGACGACACGGACATGCATAGAGCGTGTCGTGCCGCATTTTGTGATGGCGCCGGTTGGGCAGCCGCCGAGATCGAGCGCCTGACGCGCGAGAACGAGCGACTGCGGGACATGGTAGATAACCGCAACGAGTTCATCGCTGAGCGCGGGTTGTGGCGTGAACTCGGCCAGTACCTTAGCGAACCAAGCGCTACTGAGCAGTCTATGCCGGCCACCTCTATTCCTTCACCATCCGAAGGGTGAGAGGATGCCCGACGAATATCTTCGCTACCCGATCACGATCTTCTGGAGCGACGAGGACGCGGCCTTCATAGCGATCGCGCCAGACCTCCCTGGTTGCTCGGCATTCGGCGTGTCGCGTGGCCGCGCCGCCGTCGCGATCAGTCAGGCGATCAATTGCTGGATCGATGCCGCCAGGAAGGCCGGCAATCCGGTGCCGGCGCCGAGCGCCGGCCCGCGGCCAGCCGGAGGGTGAGAGAGGATGGCCGAGCGCGTCCGCCTCGCCGTAGCTGCCGAGATCCTGGGGAGTTGATTATGTACACATCTAGCGACGCGAGAGATTTTCCTGCCGCCCCTCCCCGCACCTATTGGAGGGGGAAAACGCTTTGGGCGAACCTTCAGGTCGCCGGCCGACAATACAGAAAATCGCTGCACACCAGCGACCCAGCGACAGCGGCGCTGCGCGTCGAAGAGTTGCGCGCAGCGCTTCCACGGGACGAACAGATTTTACTGACGCGATTTCGAGCATACTGCACGAAAGGTGAATGGTTCCTGCGCGAAGGCTTGCTTGATCGATGGATCAGCGAGGGCTTCCCGTCAGCTCTAGATGGATGAATGGCGATGGCCTACATCGAGCCCGCCTCGCTTGAAACTCGCTCGCCGGTGCCGGCGCGCGTGCTGGCAGCTTTCGATGGCCGGGCATACCTGACCTTCCCCGAGCTCGCCGCTGCCATGGAGATGGACGCCAAGACCTTGCGGCGGTGTTGCGATGCCGGTCAGATCGATTGCCTGCGCAAGGGCACCGGCGGCGTACGCACCCACAGGGTCTTCACCCTCGCCCAGGTCGAGGCGTACTATCTCAGGAATCAGATCAGGGGTGGGGACGCATGTCCGTCTACAGGCACCGGAATTCGCCTTGCTGGCAATTCGACTTTCAGCGCGCGGGTTATCGATTTTCCGGGACAACCGAGGTCCCCGTCGACCGACCTAAGGCCGAAGCTCAGGCAGCGGAGGCCGCGAAGATTGAAGCCGCCGAGCGGCTGGTCAAAGACATAAAGGCGAGCGGCCGCGCGCCGATGACGCTGGGTGCCGCCTGCGACCGCTGGTGGCAAGAGGTCGGTCAGGACCTTGCCGAGCATGCCACGATCAAGCCCGCCCTCGATTTTCTCAAAGCTCAGATCGGTGCCGGGAAGCCCCTACATGGGTTGACCGAGAACGACGTCCTGGAGGCCATCCGGGTGCGTCGGACGCACCTCAAGCGCGTGGGCCGCGACGCCAAGGGCAAGCAACTCTACCGGCCGATCGGGCCCCGCACGGTCAACAACACCGTGCCGATCCTGCTGCGGCGGATCGTCCGGCGCGCGCGCGACCTGTGGAAGGCCGTTGTGCTGCAGGAGCCGGCCTGGAGCCGGCTTTGCCTGGAGGTGCCGAAGTTCAAGACGGCCGAACTTTCGCTCGAGGAAGAGGACGCGATCGACGCGAGCGAGCGGGATGACTACCAGGACATTCGTCACTTCGCGACCATCACCGGCCTACGGCTGAGGGAGGCCATCCTGCGCTGGCGCGACGTCGACTTCGACAATGCCGTCGTGCACGTCATTGCCAAGGGGCACGAGCCCCGCACCGTACCGCTTTCCCGGGCCGCCTATCAGATCCTGTGGCGCCAGCGCGGCCGGCATCCGGAATTCGTGTTCACCTTCATCGCCGAGAGGACCAAGATCGACCCCCGATCGAAACGCGAGTATGTCCGTGGCGCACGCTACCCCATCACGACTTCCGGGATCACTTCGAACCGCAAGCGGCACTGGCCTGTCAAGAAGCGCTGGCACGACCTGCGCCACACGACCGGCCGGCGCACACTTCGCGAAACCGGCAACCTCAAGATCGTGCAGAAGTTGCTAGGCCACAGCGACATCAAAACCACGTCGGAATTCTACGCCGACGTCCTGATCGACGACATCCGCCAAGCCATGAATGCGACCGAAACAGCGATCGAGTCCCGGAGAAATTCCAGGATGCGTGCCAACGAAGCCGGCAAGCAATTGAAGCAAAAGACGAAACGGAAATCAGACTAGAAGCCTTCGAATCTGAGGGTCGGCGGTTCGAATCCGTCCGAGCGCGCCAGCAACATCCATGTCCGACCTGGAGACATGGGTGACGGAGCGTACCTAAGACATGGGTGACAATCTCGTGCCGAACGGATTGTCGATGGTCTGCAGGGTTTTCTGCTCCAGGTCGATGTAGCCTAGATCGTAGCGCAT